GGTTATAAGTTAATTGACATATATCATCCCACTCATTATCACAACAATACTCATCTACTTCAATAACCCATGCGTAGCAATCGTCATTTAAAAAATAAGGATTGCCTGGTTCTCCTACACAATTAGCAGCATATAAACACCCTAATGAATCATGTCCAAAATTCATATTTGCTAATGGGTTATAATTCCACGCATTTTGATCCATACACCCTTGCACCACAGTAATACACGAACCATTGTCAGTATTAGCCAACGGATCATAGTTAAGAGCAGTACTATCGGTACACCCATAAATATAATCAATACAACTAAAATCTTCACTATTAGCTTGTGGCGCGTAGTTGAGCGCAGAAGGGTCAGTACAGCCATAAATATAAGGGATACAAGTATTATTATCAGCATTTGCTAAAGGGTTATAGTTAAACATTATTGAGTCTGTGCACCCATATATAAAAGGTATACAGCTTCCATCATTTGTATTTGCAGCAGAATCATAGTTAAACTGTGTTGGATTTATACATCCATATATTACTGGAACACAAGAACTGTCATCAACATTTGCACTAGGATTCCAATTAAAAGCTGTAGTATCCGTACATCCTAAAACTATTCCTATACAACTACCATCGTCAGTATTAGCTAATGAGTCGTAATTAATAGCTAATTGGCTCATACATCCATATACAATAGCTATACAAGTATCTTCTGTATTAGCGTTAGGATTATAATTAAAAGCTAAAGGCTGCATACACCCAAATATTTTTGGTAGGCATCCCCCATTATCTATATTAGCTAATGTGTCATAGTTGAAGGCTGTAGTATCAGTACAACCCCACATGGCTACTGTTGAGCAAGTCCCATCGTCATAGTCTGCCGTATAACCTTGTGTATAATATTCCAAATACTGAGGACTTGTACATCCCGGATCGTAGTAACAACTAACATCATCTGTATTTGCTAAACTGTCATAATTTATTGCTATAGGATTTGTACACCCATAAATTTTTTCTATACAATCATCACCACAATACGGCATTCCCATAACTGTTACAAAAGGAGCTAAAGGACTTGCAAACCCTCCTGGAGCATTGATAGCTATATGCTCTTCAGAGTATACGCTATAACCACATTGAACAGAAGTAAATTGTGATTGTTGTGTAATATTAAATTTAACTTCAATTGGTTCTGAGATACTTAGTTCAAATGTAAACGTAGTATCAAAACCATTATCAAGAGTAAATATACCTAAAAAGTTATTACCTTGAAATACTTGTAAAAAAGAACCAGCCCAACCGTTTCCAGCTAAATCAGTTAATTCTAGTGTGTGTGTGCAACTATCTGTTAGTATGTCAGTATTAGCTGCAGGGTTAAAATTAAAAGCATTAGTGTCTGTACATCCAAATACTTTAGGTGTAAAACACATACCTGTATCTACTGTAGCTATAGGTAGGAATTCTACATATAAGCTATCCATACACCCAAATATAGGTGGGGGTGGTGCACAATCATTTAATGTAAATCCATGATAAGAACTAAAACCAAAGTTAGCAGAGTCTGGTTCAACTAGCGTATCTCCACAATGCATTACATAAAAAGAACCATCTTGTCCTCCCCATAAAGCACCATTCATACCGTCTCCATATTCATCATACATTTCAAAAGTATAACTACCGTTTGGTATACAAAGTTGTGTTAACTGCGGACTGTAATCTATTATATTAATATAAGGACCTCCAGAAACAACTGTGTCTCCATAATCATCAATTATAGCCCAAGAACTTTCTTCTGGGTATTGATCAGGATTTATAAGTATATTTACATAGGTTCCATTAGGACATTGCCCAAAAGCAGATGATAGCCCAAAAACCATAATCATTAATAGTACATATAATATATTTGAAATATCTTTTTTCATTTTAAAAATCACTCATTATTAATTCATCAATTGTTCCTTGCATTTCTTTTCTTGTTGCTTTCATAGCAAATGATATATCTGCTTGAAATCTTTTCATTTCCTCACCGTCTTTAAATATAATAACAGTAGGTACAACTACTATTTCATGCTTAGTTTGCAGATTAGGTGATTTAGCTATATCAACATATACTATCTCACAATCTGTTAACTTGCCTATGTAACTCACTTTATTCGGATCATTCCATTCTGCATTAAAGTGTGTAACTACTATTTGCCCAAAAGCATTTGAAGAAATTAATAAAAGTATTAACACTAATAAACCTCCAAATATTTTTGTGGTTATATTTTTCATCTTCCTCTATCTAACTTGTCTTCAATTCTGATTAATCTATCTTTTAGATCATCAACAGCTTTTTCTGTATTTTCAATTGTAAGTCTTATATTTTTATCTTTCATGTCAAACTCCATGCGTGTAACTTGTGGATCTAAAGGAGCTGGAAGTTCTTTGGCTTCTGCAATATCTGCTTGCAGCATAAACCACATACTTACTAATGTAAATATTAATGCTGCTATTCCTCCTAATGTTTTTATGCTTAATTTAAAAGTTGTGTCTTCGTTTAATTCTTTCATTTTATTTTAGTATTATGGCTGCAGATCTAGTGGCTTTAGCTCCATTAGCAGCAGTTGTTACAGCTGTTATTGTTAAAGTAGCTCCTTTATTATCAAGTGCAAAACTTAAAGTTTGATTTGACGCTATTAAAAGTGGAAAACCAGTTTTACCACTATTAGATGCTATAGCAAGTGCTTGTGCATCACTTACTCCTGTTTTTGCAGTATTAGCATTAATAGCAGCAATGTGAGCATCAGTTAACATGTTATCATCACTAGAGTTGGCAGTAGATTTAATTAAAATATGAAGCATTGCTCTTAATTTTTCTGCTGTAATTCCTCCACTTTTAGATTCAAATAATTCTTCGATTTGATCTAACAGTTCAGCTCTATCTCTTTTCTCTGCAGCCTGTACAGAAACTTTACTAAAAGACCCTGTTTTGACTAGCCCTTTATAGTTTTCTTTTGTGCTGTTATTATTATAATTTCCTTTAGCCATTTTTATATTATTTTAACATCCAAAATCACCTCCGAAGCTGTCATCAAAAGTGCATATAGATGTTGTGTCGTTTGTTATACTTATCCCTATCATAGCTTATATGCTATTACTGATCCTGATTCTAAAGATAATGTTTCAAAAGAACCGTAAATAGTCACACCTTTAGGGAGTGTAAAATCTGCATCATATGTTTCCATACTACTACCAAAAACACAATCAGTAACATCCACAACTGCATCTGTTATAGCTAAAACTGCTTGAAACGTTCCGATGTGTTGAGAATCATCATCAATAAATTTAGAGCTTCTAGGACTAGTTAAAGATCTTGTATTATTACCTATGTTAGCAAGAGCTAACTCCATGTCTGTTCTTGCTGCCATTATGCTTTACAACATTTACCTGTTCCACACTCACATACACACCATCCAAAACATATTAAACCAAACGTTATAGCTTCAAACCATTTACAAATTTTATTTTTCATTTTTTTTATTTTTAAAATATTATATAATTAATTCCTAATTTAAAATCGTACCATTCTCTATTCCAGTACTTATTATATTTTCCTTCTACAAAGGTTCCTAAATGTTTATTGTATTTATATCCAAATATTAACCCTCCTGAATAATCCATCCATTGATCATTGTCAATATACTTATGATAAGAAAACTCATTACCGTCATCATAGTGATAAGGCAGTATATTTCCCCAAGCGTGTAGCCAAAAATCTTTTTTATAATGATAAAAATCAAAGCCTAGTACTAAAGAATGGTTCCATTGAGAAGGTAACTCATCTCTTTTTTTCTCTGTATAATCTCTTAAAATTCCTGGAACAACTACTGCTTTCCAAACTTCAGAATTAGTAGCTACTACCTTACCGCTTGGATCTTTATATTCACTATTATTAACATCAATTGTGTATCCTTCTTGTATTGCCAAATAAGTGTAGTGTATATCACCGTTAGGTAAAACCCACTCTTCTAACGGATCATATCCATAAGGCTCTGATAATCTTTGTGCTGCACCTATATTAAAAGACAGTTTACTAGTTACTTCATGTCTATATCTTTGAGACACTTCAAAGTATTTAATATCAGCAAAACCATCCTCTAAATACTCTCCTTTAAAAGAAAAGTGTCTAGCGCAAATAATTCTACCACAATTATCATGTGCAGAATATCGTATAAAATGGTGTTGATCTAAATAATCCATACCTTCTTGGCGCTTCATATCAAATTGAAATTTATACTCTAAACCTTTAATTTTACCTACAGTAGCCGCATCACTATAGTTAGATTCAGAACCATCATAAAAAGCTTTAGCTTTATTTTCGTATCCAAATCTAGCTATTTTTCTTATACCTAATGATACATTATAATCGTAAGGAGTTTCAACTACAGAAGTTTGCAGCCCATTAGATATAGAATATACATCTACATCTGATATTGAATTTCCTCCATTTACTGCTGCGTAAAAAGTAGAAAATTTAAAATACTTTTTTATCTGAGCGTCAGCTACAGTAGAAAAACAAAGTAATATAGTTAATATTATATATCTCATTTTAAAATGTGTCATATTCATTAGTTACACTTGTTGCTGTTGGGCAGCTACTATTCAAAGTTACGCCATTACCATTATAGGTAGCGTCATGATCATTACCACTAAAATCCTCTATCCCTAATACAGCTGCGACAGTTTCTGATAATATACAACAAACTGTTCCTTCTGTTCCTGCATTAGTTAATCCAGCACATTCCTCATTCCACAAATCTGTTCCTTCTACTACCATAGCTCCTTCACATTTTGCTTCGTCAACAATCTGGTATGTAGTATTTGTAGTTGCTGGAACCATAGTAATGTTTGCATCACACTTTAACCAAAGTTTGCAGTAAGCTGCTCCCGCATAATCCCCTGTATCTACAGTGGGGTCTACAGAATATTGTCCGTCATTATATATTTGAGTTATCTCTTCTTGAGATAAACAGTAGTCTTTCCAAAACATAATATCAGACATACTACCATTAAGATCATAATTAGCATTATCTAATCTACACCCAATAGCAACTTTAGAGTTAGTATTATCTATTCCAGAATAACTACCACCACCTCCACTGGTTGTAGACAGTTGTTCTCCGTCTTTATATATCCTCAGACCTGTTGAAGCTTCTGATCCGTCGTAAGTAGCTACTATATGATACCACGTGACAGCAGGATTATTAAGTGTTTGTGCTGGACCTATAACTCTGTAATAGTTATTATCCTGATTGTCTACTATATCAAACATTAGTTGTCCGTAATGTAAAAATAGTTTATACTCTTTAGTTGAACTACCTGTTCCTTTCCCAAAAAGTAATCCGTTAGCACTACTGCTAGTACCAGTTGCATGCTGATTAACCCAGCAGGAAATAGAAAAAGGCAGGTCATTATTACTTCCATCTGTAGGACTAAAATCAGTATCATCATCTATAGTTAGACCATCATCACTTCCGTGAAAGTCCACACTGTTAACACAAGCTACGTACTTCATGTGTCTAGATGCATCTGGTCTAGTATAATTTATATTTAGTCCTGTATTTATCATTAATATCCAAAATAACAGATTACACCATGCCCACTTGTAATAGTTGTGTGAGGTTGAACTGCTGTCCACCTTCCAAATATCATTGAGCCTGATGCAAATTTATTAGTAGTATCTATAGTTAAACCTCCAGATCCTGCTCCTGTACTACCTATAGCTATACATTCACTTCCTGCAGCGCCTTCTGCTGTGAGTGCAGCAAGTCTACAAGTGCCCATAAACTGTATGGCTACAATAACTTTACCTGCAGGAGGAGTTATTGTATTTGAATTAGAATCAGTAAAAGCTGACCCATATTGGCCTAATTGGTGTTGTCTGGTAGACTGTATTTCGGATCTAACCGCTTCTAAAAGCCCTTCACTTGTTGTTCTTATCATATTATTCTATAAGTTTTGATAAAGAAGAAATTTGTTGTGCTGTAATATTTTCTGGAAGCATTTCGTAAGTAATAGGTTCAACTGTTATTTCTATTTCATCTTCCAAAAGAACTGCTACTGCATCTAACTGTGCTCTTCTTTCATCTATTAATTCTTTATTCTCTTTTTCTAATTTTTCAATTTCGTAAATTTTTGACTCGTCGTTAGGATCAGTAGTATAAGCGTTTACAGATAATGCTAAATCCATAAATTCTTTTGATGGCTTTCCTGCTTCTTCTACATCTTTTAACTCTTTAGTTATTGTTTCAAGATTTTTAGCAGCTGTTATAGCAAACTCTTTACCTTCTAAATCTTTTAACGTGAACAAACTGTTTACGATTTGAACAAATTCTCCTTTTGTTGTTTTAATTTTCATTTCTATATATATTAGTTAAGTTGCAAATATAATAAAATTTTTATATTTTAAGCAATTCTAAATATTGTTACCGCACTAGAGCCAGTTCTAGCTATTCTAAACTGTGCAGATCCACTCGCAATTGATGCGTCCGCTGTGTCAGGAGAAGAAATATGCATATTACCTACAAGAGTTACTCCTGTGTTTGTGGTTAAAGTTATATCTCTATTTTCACTATCATCTCCAAGATTAATAAATACAAAATCAAATGCATCTCCATTAGCCTCTAACTTCAATCCGGATACTAGATTAGCTGCTGTATCTATTTGTTTACTATGATCAGATCCTGGATTTACAGTTATAATACCTGCTATAATACTACTGTGTGCTATTAAACTAGCGTCAGCACCTACATCAGTTGCAGATCCTTGATACTTTATTACTTGCGGATAAGCTGCTGCTCTCATATACACACCTTTAGTGCCAGATATTAAATTACAAGCTGTTGTAACATTTTGATTTGCATCAATAGTTACTGCTGTTGTATTAGCAGTTTTAATTAATACAGATCCTGCTGTACCTGACCCTGAAGTACCTCCTGCTATAACAGCATTACCTCCTGCGTCAGAACCAGAAGAGTTACCTCCTGATACAGTTATAATACCTCCTGCTGCTGCAGCTCCACCTCCTGAAATTGTTGTTGCAACTCCATTTGTTCCACCTGTAGCAGCTACTGGAGCAATTGTTGGAGCAGTTGCTGAATCAAAAGCAATACCACCTTTTACGTTTAAAGTATCTGAATAAAAAGCTGTAGGTGTTGATTGTCCTATATAAACCTTACCTGCAGCATCTACTGCAATACCTTCATCACTACCATCTCCACTAATCCAACTTTCTCCTGTAGCATAATCTAAATTTATATTATAAGTCGATGCTACAAGATTTGCTGCAAGAGTTGATAAATTAGCTGCAAGTGTAATTGCACCTGCTCCATTAGTAATAGTCATATTACTACCAGCTGTAAGTGTTGCTACTGACGGGTAACCATTAGTTGCATTACCTATAAGTAATTGTCCGTTTGTAGACATTGCTGTGCTAGACGCTAGAGTATCTTGAGCGCTAGCATATAGTATAGATCCTTGAGCTATTGAAGATAATCCTGTTCCTCCATTTACCACATTATTTACTCCTGTTACAGATTGTGAAAAATCTAAAGAAGTTAAAAAAGCTGCTGTAGAATTATCACAGTTTGCTAGATTAATAGCAGATTCAACTAAAGTTAATACTAGGTTGTTCGATGCAGTTGTTACTGTCATCTTTGTATCTGCAGATATTAAACCTTTAAAATTTAATTGATTTGAGTTTGTTACACTAATAAATAAATCTTGACCTCCTACACCTGTAGTAGATAACGACGGAAACATACTCTGTATTAAAAACTTGTATTCTAATTGAGTTGTAGCATCTTCAATTTTTACATATTGATTTGCGGTTGTAGCTGTTTTTGCTAATGTGGTTAATCTTGATATTGCCATTTTCTATATTTTTATTTTATTATATTCTAACTTTGTCCTCCTCTTATTTTACCTACTTTATTTCCGATACACTGAGGATCTTCTGTACATTTATCACATTGTTCATTTATATATAAAATAAATGGATCTATGTAATTTACTGTAGTTGTATTTGGGAATGTATTTAGCTTTGTGCATTGCGCCCAATGTCCTGATGTTGCCCCTACAGTTGTTTCTGGATTATAACAGCCGTTTGTACATGACCCTCCAGATACAACTTCATAAATTAAACCGCTTGGCATTTTTATAACATCTCCTACAAATAAAACAGTTGATGGCACAAAAAATAAACCTGGATTTGTTATTGTAGTTCCTTCTCCAGTTGTTATACTTGAGCCTGGATATGCAACGTCATTAAGTCCTGTTGCAGGTCCTCCAGTTGTCCATTTAGAATCACAATCAGCCGTAGCAGAGGCAGGAGCAGTTGTCATATCATCAGTACAGTTATATATACAATCTAACCCATCTCTCTGGAGTAAGTAATTTACTAAAATTAACTTCCATTGATTCATTATTGAACAATCGTCTGCGTACCCAATTCTTAATTTATTTAAATACATTGCTCCTTTTAAAGTTAAACATCCAAATAACTTATTATCAAGTTTTCTTTTTGAGGAACTGTTTAACTGACAAGGATTTTGTACAATATTGTATTCACAAGTTCCATCATCACATGCTGCATTAGGATTATAATTACTTGCTAAAGGGTCTGTACATCCACAATATATACAAGAACCATCATCAATGGTTGCTGATGGATTATAGTTTGAAGCATTTGGATCAGTACACCCACAGTTTGAAGGAGAACTACCAATACTAAATATACCTGTTACAGTGCATCCATTAGTATCAACAACCTCCCAAGTGTAAGGTCCAACTGCTAAATTTGCAAATGTAGGTACTGAAATTCCAACGGTTGCTGACACTGTTGTTGAATATACTATTGTTCCTGAAGTATCGAAAACGGTCACGCCCCAATTAAAAGCTCCAGCAGAAACAGCTGTACATGTAAAGGTAGCCATACCATCTGCATTATTAGCACAAGTAACTGATGATGCTGTTGCGTTTTGTATTACTACAGGATCAACTACTGGAGGCGTGCAGTAAAGACAACATCCTCCATTATTCGCATTGATATTTGGATTATATATTCCATTACAGTCGTGCAGGTAATTTAAAGCGCTTTGATCTAAACATCCTTCCCACATACATGAGCCATCATCAAAAACAGCTAGAGGATCGTAGTTTGTTGCAGTTGGATCTGTACAGCCTCCTCTTGGGTATAAACAACTACCATCATCTACAGTAGCGTTAGGATCATAGTTCGTAGCTACTGGATCTGTACAACCTGGTATTGGATAAAGACAACTATTATCATCCAAAGTAGCTGTAGCATCATAGTTAAGTGCTGAAGCATCTGTACATCCACAGATTGGGGCAGTATAAGTAATATCTGCAGTAGTAGTACAATTACCTCCGGCTCCTCCATCTATTATATGAAAAGTATAAACACCACTTATACTAGCGCCAGGAAAAACACTATTTCCTGAAGCTGATGCGAGTGATTGTGTAGGATTAAATAGATTTACTACATTACCGTTTGGATCTGTCCAGTAAATTTGAGTTGCGGAAGCTGGATTACATGTATACGAAGCCGCAATATCTTGAAGACATACACCCTGAGAGCTACTACCTGGTACTATTAATATATTAGTAATATTACAATCACATCCTGCTGGGTATGTACACAAATACATAGCTGAAACTTGTAAATCTGTAGGAACTGCTGTTCCGTAATTAGTTGCTCCTTGATCAGGGCAAACTTTAGCTTTAACATCTACTGGAATTTCAAAAATACATTTTTCTAACCCAGCATCTGCTCCTGTAGACGAATCTTCTATTTCTACAAGAACTGTATAATATCCATAACTTAAACTAGTAAAGGTAGCGTTAATTCCAGAAGCTACAGTAGATGTTGTTGTTGCTAAAATTGCACTACCAGAATATGCTGCACCTGAACTTGAAACAGTAGCTAAACTGTATTTGTAAGACATTGTGCTTGTTATATAAGGAGTTAACGATGGATGAATACCACCAGTAACTGTTAATTCACCGTCTGACGTTGAATCATCTGATGTTGGCTGAGAAGTCCAAGTTGAACTTGAGAAAAACCCTGATACTATATTTCCAGTTGAGTTTATAACAACTCCAGGCGCATCATCAGCACAGTATAAACAACAATCTGGAACGCACATTACTTGTGCTGCAGAATTATAATTAATTGCAGTTGCAATTGTACAGTCTGTTATTCCTGACAATTCGCGAATTGGTATATTTTGAGTCCAAATACACCCATCATCATCTGTAACTGTTAAAATGTAATAATTTGATCCAGTATTAGCAGGTAATGATCCCCATTGAAATATAAATGGTGCAATTGAAAAAGTTAAAGTTGTATTAGTTTGAGCGCTAGCAGAATTAACTGGTACATTAGTACCTGCTGCAGAGCTTAATTGAAATTCTGTTACTGCACCAGGTTGACCACCAGTAATTGCTCCTACAAAAGATCCTGCAGCAATACCAGTACCTGTTACTGACATACCTACTGTAATAGAAGCGTTAGAATTACAAGTAACTATTGAGCTATTTAATGTTGTATCACAAGTAGCATCTGTAAATGACGCTCCAATTGTATACGCTGAATTTCCATTTTGTGTAATTGTAGCTCCAGAACTGTCTGTTAGTGATACAGTGTAAGAATGCTGATTAGCAGTAGCGTTATAATTACCAATAGCACCAGTTGTGCCGTTTGTGAAATCTATAGTTATAGTTCCATCAGAAGCTCCAAATGACGCATCTGTCGATGTAGCTAGCATAATAAAATTAGTACAATCTACAGAACAACATCCAGCTGGGCCTGCTACTGGTATCCAAGCGCCTTGCGCACCACTTATATAACTAGCAATATTTGTACCATTACAATCTAAACTAGTTGTTAAATAATAACTTGGAGAGTTTTTATCTAAACAAACATCAATTGATGTAGGAGGAGATGTGTCGCAACTACCTAAATTTTCTGAATAGGTATAAACACGAGTTACCCCATAATTTCCTTCAGCTGGCCTAATAGGATAAACTCCAGATGCGTCAAAAACTTGAACACCATTATGACTTTCTAAAGAATTTCTTAATTGGTATCCATTATAAACAGTAGGAAAATTATTAGTAGCTCCATAAGTACTACTTACAATTGCTTGGGGAGGTAGCATTTGCTTCAAAGGAAATATAAACATATCTGCCCTTGTTTGCTGCGCTGGTGAGACTGCTAAAGGAGAGCCCCACTGAACACTTCCAGCGCTTGACATTGTTGCTTGTACTGATAGACTTTGAGCATCATACACATACTCTGCTAAATCTGCTTTTGTAGGATGTAGACCGTTTTGATCAGTTCCTGCATCCCACTGTGCCAATCCTACATTTTGTGATATAAGCATTTGAGGAGATATTCCTGCAGCACTCCAATCAAATCTGGTTGGATTGCCTGATAACTCATTTGTAGCTATAATAGCCATATCTGCAGTTCCCCAACTATTTCCAAATGGTCTACTTTGATCTCTTTGGTATAAATAATCTGAATTGGTGCAATAACGCAATGCATTTCCTGACCATCCATAACCTGAAACCGTTGTAATTTGGGTATTACTTTGCCAACAAGGGCTTGGTGGCATAACGTACATTGTTTCCGTATGCCCAGAAGCATAAGTTAGTATATATGTTCTTCTACCAGCATAACAATTTTGAGAAAATATTCTCATGTCTAACTTTACGGCAATTCTAGGACCTCCAGCGAAATTATAATGATCATTAAATGTTGAAGTTGAAGTAGAGTAAACACCTGACAATTCTTCAAACCCAAAACCATCTCCACTATTATCTGTTACCATAACTAAAGGGTCTACTAAACCAAATTCTGGAGCTGCAGTAGAACCATCAACTATTTCTACTTCAGGGGCATACGCCCAAGGTATAGCATTAGTTGTTATTACATTAGTTGATGTATTAGGATTACTCCCAAGTATATCCCAAATACCTGTGTGAGGAAAATCTTTTAAAGGTAAGAAAACAAGTTGAGTATACCTCATATTGCCGCTAACATTAATATTTGCAGCTTTTTGCTTAATTAAATCCTCAGTGCTTATAGCTAAAGATCTATCTAGTTCTTCTATATTTTCCTGTAACTCTTTAGTTTCGTTTTCAAAGAAACTTGAAACTTCTGGAGGTAATTCACTAAATACCTCTGCCTTTTTTAATTCTTTTTGTAATCTTTCTTGTAAGTCAGCACGTCTACTAACTTCCTGAATCATCTTAGCTCTTTCTCTCATACGTCTTGAAGCTTCTTTCTCGCCGTATTTCTCAGACTCTTTCTTATATAGTTCCGCGTTTAAGTCTTTTAATTTTTCGTATTCTGCCATTATATATTTTTATTAGCAATCACACCCACATGAGTTATCACATAATTCTTTTGCCTTTGAATATTTTTCATATATATCAGAAAAAATACCACCTGACGCATATTGATTTGGTTGATTTACTAAAGAAACAGCTGTGCTAGCTGCATCTAGTAATAAAAATATTTTTTGAGCTTTTGCTAATGCGCTTGAACATTTAGCACAATCACACGCACAATCTAAAAGCTCGTTTGTTAATTTAGCTAAACAACAATCAATATCACAATGGTTAAATAGAGGTTTCCTTACCTGCTCAGAACCACCTTCAATTAATCGAACTACAAATAGTCCATTCTTATATCCTAAATTTGATACTGCATCTAAATTTATTCTCCCTACTCCACCTGCACCACTAAAGGTGATTGTAGCTGTATATAAAACAGCTTGGTTTGGGTAATCTAATATTTCTATTGTTCCTGTAGTTCCACCTACATAGCTCTTTGCGCTTATAGCTACATAGTTACAACTTGAAACGGATTGGACGTTTAAGCTCATTTGAGGTTTTTTTAAATTAAGAAAAAAAAGACCAGCAGGGGGACTAAGCCCCCTGATAGTCTAATTAAATTTGCTGATCTTACTCGTCAGCTTCTGTTACGTACTCTACGTGTATGATAGCATCACTACCACCACTGTAAGTTCCAGTAGTCGTTAATTTTAACGCTCCTGGAGTTGTAATCTTATTTGCTGTTAATGTAAGAGCATTGTAGTCTGCTATAGACCCAGTTGCTAATGTGCCCATTAAAGCTGTTGCACCACAATATAATCTTACATTTGTTCCGCCAGCTAAAGCCGTCATTTCGCTTAAATGTGCGCGAAGAACTAAAGCTCCAGCAGGTAAAACTACATCACTTCCAGCAGAAGGATAATCTCCCGCCGATGTCATAACACCAGTTCTAAATGAAACTGATTTTACATTTGATAATTTACTCATTTTAATTTATTTTTTTAAAAGTTAATATTATAGGTTAACTGGAGCGTATCCTACAGATCCTAAGTATCCGTTTAATACTGATTCCAATGCACCCGTTAATCCTGCTGTTGTATTATCAAAAGCTATATTAACTTCAATAACATTATCAACACCGTTAATCTGAGAAGATGAAGATCCATCTTTAGTAGCTGCAATATGATACATATCATAAGTTGTTCCTGCTACTGTTGTATTTGCCGGAGTATTTGGTAAGTGAATTCTGTTGTGGTATCCGTACTGGATAGCTTTGTGATTCTCTTCCATTTCCGCTACATAGAAAGCGTCGCCATAACCTCTGTTTGCTGCTGCAACTAAAGCTAAAGTAGCAACACCACCATTAGATGCTAATGATAAGTTTTCAGTTACGATTTCAAAAGTTGTTGGGTGCTCTACTACGTTACCTTGTCTGTCTATCTCACCTTTTTTCCATCCTACGAAAGTTAAAAGATTAGTATTATCCCAAGCGTATGTTTTTATAAAGTCAGGAAGTTGATCAGACTGAGTAGTTGTTACTGCACCACCACCAGAGTTATAAGTTGCATCTAACTCATCTACATATGCTTCACCAATTTCTGCTGCAGTATTTAAAGCTGACGCATTAGTTGTAACATTGTAAGACTTCATGTTAAAAGGCTCAGCTCCGTTAGTTTTGTTAATAAATTTAATGGTAGTTACTACGTCTGCTGTGTTAGTTGCAGCACCAGTAATTTGAACTGTTCTGCTTTCAGCTACTTGAGCTACGTGGCTTTTACCACTCCAGTCAATAACGTCTTTACCATATATCCACGGACTTACTAAATCTCTTGTTCCATTTCCTTGAACAATTCTAAATTGAGCAGAGTCTGCTATTGTGTCTCCAGCTACCATTGCTGTTGGTCCTGAAGCGCTTAATTTTTGGATTTCGATAGCACCATTATCCAGTATACCTGCTACTGTTCTAGCTACTGCTGTGTCGTTTCCAATGTACAAATGTTTTGCCATTTTTTTTAATTTTTGTTAATTAATACTTATTCATTTTTCCCAGCCTCTACTGACTGAGATTTATATCGAGGGTCACTAATTCCCTCTAATATGCTACTTACCGTCATATCTACAATTTCTTGATGACAATGTTCAGGTAATTCACAATCGATCGACAAATTTAGTGAAATATTTGCCGGTTTTCTTATATACGTTATTTTTAGCTTATCTATTATAAATATAGCACTTGTATAGATGTCTATATAACTACCACGTATCGTTGTAAGTGGTGATGTGTATTTTGTTGTGTTAAAAGGATCATTTAATAATGTAAAAATATCATCATGCTGCACAAATTTATTTACAGCACTTATAGTTGTTCCTCCAATTATATCTCTCTTATTTCCATACGTACTATCTTCATATTGCGCAGAGGCAGAAACTATGGTATTATTTGTTGCGTCTCTACCAATAAAAGAAGTTGCTAAATTAGAACCACTAGTTAGATTAGTTACAGACATATCCCAATTAAACCATGGGAATAATGTTGTTGCATCTACCTCAAATATAAAGTTTCCAGGAACTGTTAGTTCTCCATACTGCTCCCAATACACGTTTATACCCGGAACAGTAATACCTAAAATACTTAATCTAACATTTTCTGTATCTGCTGGATACGTAAATCCTGAACCACCAGACCAAATTAATTGATCTCCTAAAAGAGGATTATCTGGATCAGCCATCATACGTATTGAGTCAACAAAATCTGTAGATCCATTGTTAGCATTATTACATACAAAATCATTTAAACTAATTGTAAAATAATTTAAAGGTTGATTGTTTCTTAAATCCCACGACACACGTTCACAATTGTTAATTTTAACATCGGATCTTTGTGACACTAAATACATGTAATCTATAGGTAATTTAAAAGTATCAATCCAAAAATCAGCACTTAATTGATCTTTATATGTTACAGGGTTTTCATACTCTGTAACTAAAGTTCTTAAGTCATCTATTCTTTTTTGAGATTGTTCAAATCCTTTCCCTAATGCATTGTTTCTACCATATTTTGTATTTATAAATTTAATTTGAGCTTTATTCAGCTCTAAATCTATTTCTTCTTGTAGTAGCATATCAGCTTGGAGTGAATTAATTTTATCCACTCCTTGCTGTATTGCTAAATGCATTTCGAGTACATTCATATTATTATACTGCTAATTCTTTAAGTTTAGCTCTTAAAACGGTTAATGTTGAAGAATTTTTCTTATCTCTAAGATAAACAACTGCATTATCTAAAGTATCCCCAATTATATCATCTATAAAAATAATTTGGTTTCCTATTTTTCTTAATACACCTGCTGTTATCATTTCTTCTATTTCTGCCTTTAATTCTAAGTTTTTATCTGAAGCAATTTTTAAGAATTTAGCTGGACTCTTATCTTTGATTTCATAAAGTTGATTCTCTATTTGATCACCTGTTAAACGGTCAGGATTAACATTTGCGATCAATCTTAAAATTCTCTTCATAGTTTTTACATCTGCAGAAGCTTTGATAAACATTTTATCTGCATCTTTTCTGAGTTGAATTTTATTATTTTTAACTTTATCGTCTCTTGTAAGATCTTGAATATAAAATCTTTTTGCAAAATCTTTATCCATTTCATCTTTTGTTAATGCTACATGTGGGTGTTTTAAAGCAAATCTGTATTTGATGTAATCGTCAATCTTTACTGGTACACCGTTAGCATCTACTCCAATCTCTAATTCAACTCCCGTAAATCCTACTGGTACTGTTAAATTAGCCCAAAATTCTTTAGAGTGTTTTGGCCATTCCACATGGTCTGGACTCACATCTAAAAATCCTTTCATAAACTTTTTTTCTTCCTCTTCATCGAAAGCTTTTAAAGGTTGTCTATTTACATAGACACTGCTGAGTTTTAATACTGCTTCAGCTCGCACTTGTTTTGGGAGATGGTTTAAAACCTCTTTTCTCCTTAATGTTACTTTTTTTGTCATTTTCAGTTCTTTTAAATTAATAGTTAAATGTTGAGATGTAAAGAATAACCCTCTCAACCAAGGTATATTATAAATTGATAAAGGGGTGGGAGAGAAAATCTCCCCCACATCCTAAATCAAAACCAATATATATAGACGCAAATTAATGCCTAATTAAGATGCTGTACAAGTGATGTCAATAGAAGTATCAAATCTACGTAAGCAGATACCAGCTGTTTTCAACATATGTACAGACGCACCATCCACATCAGAAGCTCTAGCATCAGAACCAGAGAATCCTTTAGGAACTACAGAACCAGCTACACACCATCTCATAGACTCACGACCTTTTTTGTTGATCATTTGTAGGTTGTTTTGTCCATCATAATTTGACTGATCAACAAATACCATTCTATAAGATTCTAATGAATATCCAGTTACTGGGTGTTTTGCACGAGCTTGAGCAACAGCACCATGATCAAACAATGGTAATTTTACCACGTTTACAGAGTGTCCGTCAATATGCTCGTACGATGTAAAGTATCCTGTCATACCTAAGTTACGACCTGATCCAGTTACAAACTTACCGTTATCTACAATTTTAAATGTATTACCAGCAAAGTGCGATTTAAGAGCCTCATCAAATTCTCTAGCTCCACCGATTCCAGTGTAAAGAGTAATTTGTTTTTTAGAAGCATCTGTCATTTGGTAGAATAAATCACCAATGATGTTCTTTAATTTAGACTCAGTCATTACAGAGTAAGTGTCTTTGTTAACAATTTGCTCTAAAAGACCTGGGCCTACAATTACTGGCTGACCATTTTCATCTTTCATGAAAGTAGCACCGTTAGCATCATAAGTTTTTTGTCCGTACCAGTAGTACATTTCACATTCTTCTTTAAAGTCAAGCATGTGTAAGTACTCCTCATAATCCATCCAAAGTTTAGTAGTAGATCCACCTTTAGTTGGTAAAGAGAATTCTGCTACAAAATCTTTAGCGTTTCCAGACATGTGGTAAGATTTTCTAACTGTAGTTAGTTTATTTCTTACTAAACCTGGAGTTTCCCAGTTTGAAGCGTTACCTCTAGAGAAGTCTACTCCTACTGGTGCATACATTTGCGCGAAAAGCGCTCCTGCCGCAACATCCGCTGCTGGCATAGTTGCCGTAGCTGATGGGTTTACTAATTGTAAAGTGTATTTGTAAGATGTGCTTCCTGCTACTTGAGTAGGCTCCATCATTATACGTGCTTGCACCCCAGACTGAGATACTAATACGTATGGAAATACGAAGTGTTTATCAGGAAATTCCAACTCGAAAGTTGCCCCTCCTAATCCTAAATTTGCTGTGCTTGCTGGTACCACTGCTACTGGTCTTGTTCTCAATCTGTGTGTTGACACACGATATTCATACTCAAGACGGTCAATAGACTTAGTGTTTCCAACACCTTCCGTTAAGAAAGATAAAGGGAATCTAGCGTCATCTTTTCCTGCTAAATGAGTAATAATCGGAGACAATTCCGTAGGCTTGGATAACAAAGCATTAGATAGACTGTTCATATCAGTCATCTGTGAGTCATTGTAAAACGTCTTTTGGACGCTTATGTTAGTTCCATTTACTGCCATTTTTTTATTATTTTTTTAAAGTTATTATACAAAATTCAAGTTTCCCTGAATAGTTGCCATTATTAAATTGATAGATCTAAATTTTCTAAATCTACATTACCACCTTTTCTTCGAGTTGATCGCCTTGTACTTTTTACTCGGTCTTCATTTCTACTAATACGGTCTTTTAAAGATCTTGCGTTTTGTGTTTTAGCTTTTGTTTCTACTATACCACCTAAATCAAAACCTTTATACATTAAATAATCGATAGCTAATTTTACATCCATATCAGCATCTCGATGATCTAAATCTCTTTGAGTGTACCCTTCACGTGTAACAGGGGTAGATAGATAATCAAAAAACTTATTCTTATCTCTATCAGGTACACTTATTCCTGCAAACTCTCCTGAGTCCTCAATAGTATCAGCCACTCCATTCCAAAATTCTGTTAATTTTGATTCTTTCTGTGCCTGTTGCTGACGTTGCTCTTCTACCATTTGCGATCTTTGCGCATCTTGTAAATTAGCTAACGCTGTTTTAGCTTGTTCAGCTTTTGAGAACAGTTTACCTGTATCCTCATAATCGTTTACCATTTCATCGATAAAGTTTTGTTCATGTCCTTTTGTAGCAAAATAATTTGCTAACAATTGTTTTTGCATCCTAACATCGCCCTCATCAATTTGTAAAAGACTATAATCCGCATTAGGATCATTTGCTTCCATAAATTTTTGAGAATCTCCACCAGCTAACACATAATCTAAATGTTGTTTTACTAATGGGAATGCTTCCATTACTTCATCAATTCTATCATCGGCAATTTGACTTGCCACATCAGCAGTTAATGCTGCAATACCTTCTGGAGTGTCTTCGTAATCTGCTCCTTCAACGTCGTATCCTAATTTTTCCATAACTTCAGAAATAACTGAGTCATCTCTATAGTCTTCTGGATTTAAATCTTCATCGTCGTCGTCGTCATCTTCATACTCATCCTCTTCATCATCGTATTCATCATCCTCTGCATCTGCATCATCTTCGTAGTCACTTTCAATTGCTAATTCATCTTTAGCCTCATCTTCTGTGTCTACTTCATCTAGCTCCTCTAACTCTGGTTCAGGTTGAGGTTCTAGAGGTACTTCTACTTCTGGGGTCGTTGTTACGCCCGCTCCCCCAATAACATCATCAAATGTAATGTCATCAAGTTGTATTTTTTCATTAGGTTCCATATATATATATTGTTTAGTTGGTCACAAAAGTACAGAATTATTTCTTTCTTTTGCGCTTGGTTATTTTTTTATCATTTACTTTACTGTATAACACTTTGCGGTCTATAAAACCACCCTCTCTCATGCTAACTTCAGGTTGTTTATCTATATTTATAGCAACAGGTATACCTTCCCCACCTTTAGATAGATATTTTGGGGCAACAGTCCAACGAAGTTGATTGTAAGGATTATCAGCAATCAGCCCATCTTCCATCATTTTTTCAGCTTTTAGATTTTGGTTAAAATCAAAAGTATCTGTAAGTGTATACCCAGTATCTGTTTCTTCTACATTTCCATACCCAATAGTTGTTTTCAATATTAAATTAGGATTTGTAATTTTATCGTACAGATTTGTATTTTGAATACTAAGATTTTTCCCATAATCTGAATAATCTAATATTCTATTATTCAAATCAGCATCACCTTCTGTTCGAGAATCTGTTTGTTCTTTTCTTTTCTCGACAATTTTTGTTAATAGTTCAAGCTCTCCTTTAGATAAATCTTTTTCTGTAATTGGCTTTTTATACCCTAAACGAGTTTGTATTTTTCTTGGTAAATAAGATAGAGGAGAAAATTTACCTATAGGATTGTCTTTATTAAATAACATATTATCTTGAGCGTCCTCCATTGTCATCCTAATATTAATCGGTACTAATTCATTATAAGCAGCTTGCGATGCAGACTTGCCGTCAAACCAATTTTTAGGTAATAGTTGTCTCCCATATTCTAATGCTGCATCTTGAAAATCTAAAGACGCATAAACACTTTTAGCTACTCTTCTGTGTTGATAAGCTCCTTTTGATACACGGGAAACAACATCACCATCAGAATTAAATACTCCTGAACCTATACCTTTTAAACCGCCCTCGTCATATCTACTAGCATCTTCTAACATTTCAGATTTACCAATTTTATCTCCTGTAGGTAAATTTTCTAAACTTGGGGGCTGAGATTCATATGATTTAACTAAACCTCCAGTTTCTCGTTGTTCAGATTGTTGCTCTTCCTGAGCAGCAGCAGCTTGTTTATTAATTGTAGCTTGCTCAATTAATTTATATATAGGCCCCCTGTAATCTTCTGCAAGAGCACCTTTAATTATTTCCATTTGTTCTTTAGAACTTAACACTATTTGCTAGAAGGTTTAGGTTTAGACTTAGCTATTTTTACTTTATTCTCACTGTCTCTTTTTTTAATAGATTCTCCAGCTCTGTTAGATCTTTCAGTTTCATTAGCTTGCTTTTCTTTTAAAGCCATTTCCTGCTCTTTAATATCTAAATCTCGCATTCCTTTTTGTAGGTCTAAGTTAGCTTTTGCATCATTATCTCTCGCATGAATCATAGCAACTTTAATTTGAGTTTCTCTATCTTTTTCTTTATTCATGTTATCCATCTCAGCCTCTTTAGCTTGTTGTTCAAGCGCTGCTTGTTGCTGTTGTTGTTGAGCTTCTTGTTGTTGTTGTTGCAATTCTTCCATTGCTTTTTCTGCAGATTTAATTTTAAGTTTAATTTGTGAGAAATTCTCTGCATCAAACATTTCTGCAATAGTAGAAGCTGGCACACCATTCTGAACCATTGATTGTGAAAGAGCTTTAATTTGTTGTAATTTATCTTGATCTTTACCAGAGTCTGATAAGAATATACCATATTCAGATTCCATATGTTGCATGCTTTCTATATCTAAAAAGTCAGTAGTTCCATCTGGCATTACATACATAGCTTTTTTACCTGTTATCCAAGCTTCTTTAGAATAATCTAATAAAGCCTGTATATCACGTTGTTCCATCCTATTAAATTTTCTAAATATATCTTCTGTAATATGGGATGATTGAACAATAGCTTGTTGTGATGTAGCTTTACCTTCATAACTTCCAACCTGCCCTTGTCTTTGTCTATTTACTCCAGACAATTTTTCCCACTCTTGCATTATAGAATCTAGTAAAGCAATATATTGTTCTATTGTTTTAATAGACATATCTAATACTGACTGATGTTGAGGATTTAATTGTATTCCTTCTTTATTGTAATCTACCCAAGCAATACCAGATCCCTCTACATAGTACATAAATTTATCCATATCCCATTTTTTAGGGATCATATTAATGTCAAATTGTGCAATAATATCTTTAGATCTTGCAATAGCTAATTCTAACCTGTATTTGTAGATGTTATAATTTAATTGGTAAGGGATTCCAAGCTTAACTAGAGAAATATTAGTTGCATTTACATCAGAATATTTTCTACCATTAATTGGTAATTTACATGTAGAATTATTATCTAAAGAAGTTCTTTGATTAACACAAGCGTGTATTTTAACATACATTCTACCATCTATTCTTGTACCCTCCCAAACTTCGTTAACCCATTTCCAAGTTACTTTAGCTCCTACTTGTTTTAACTCTTGAGGCATTCTAAATCCATCTTCAACAACTTGTTCTTCTATTCCTCCTGTTTCAGGATTTGTAAAAGTTAAAAATCCTATTCTTTTTCTAGATTTCCAATAAACACTAATAACTTCAATAAGTCTATTTCTATATGAGTTTGGATCTTTATGGTGGCTAGAAGCATATAGATAATATGAATCAGACTCAGAATGAGCTGGTTCTTCTAGAGCTAATATTTGCTCATCATCTAAATATTCATAATACGCATCAATAACACTAGACGCATGTACAAACTTTTTAACTGTAGCCCAATCTCCATCTTCTACAAATTCTAAATCTGGATCTAAATCATAGTCTACATCTAAAGGATTAAGTATTTCAAAAAACGGCTCATTATTTCTAACTCCTCTATGTGTGTAAGCTTCTCCAGAAACTAAAAAGTGAAACCAAGCTTTTTGCAACTTGTCATACACTTCTTCTTTTTGCATAATATAGTTAATTGCATTTTGTCCTTTGATAGCTCTATTATCTACATAGCTCATTTCAAATTGTTCTGCAATATGTCCAGGTAATTCAACATCTTGAGTTTCTAACCCAGTGTTCATTCCTCTAGTATTCATTTCATTTACAAACTGCTGTTGTAAATTTTTATATATTAATTCTTTTTTAGCTTCTTCTTTTACAGAAATACTATCTGCATTTTGAACTGTAACAGTGAAATTGAGAGGCCGCTTGGATTTTTCACCAAGGAGAAGATCAATTATAGGTTTAATTATGGGATAGTTACGCATCTGAGAAGGGAAGTTCTTACGACTTTTGCCGTAAGGTTTTAATACGTACCTATAATCAGCCTCGTCAATCACACCATTATAGTAATCATATAGCATCTGCATATCATCTCTACGAGATGAGCCAGAGCTACGTCCGTTGTTAGAAAGATCAATAAACGCTTCTACGCATTGTTCTCTCCATAATTTATTTTTCTTTGCTATAGACAGTTTCTGTCTAGGTATTTTATTATATCCCATAATGTGCAAATTTATTAAAATTATTATTAACTCCTACACTACTTCTAATTTTTATTAACGCCTTTACTATATAGCATTAATAGTAGTTTTTTTCAAACCACTCATTAGATGAATTATCTTCTAAAATTTCTTTAACTTCTGCATTGTATAACTCTCTAGTATGGTACATCCCAATCATTAACGACATAACGCGGTCAAAGTTACCTTTATGATTAAATTTAATTAACTCTTGAAGTAAAGCTAAATCATATATTTTATGTAGATTTAATACTTGCTCTCCTTTTTCGTCTTTAGATCTCACAGAGTTTAGCCAATCTCTTATATATATTTCACCTTGTCTTTTCCTTGCTTCAGTCATGTGCATACCATATTGCCTCTTTACAGTTTTACTCCTAAGCTCTCTTTTGTCTAACATTTCAAATTCTTCTTGAAGTCTATGCATTTTTCTATGTCGTTTTGCATAAGCTATTACCTCACCACGATCATTCTCAAATCCTATCTTACAATTATAATAATCAGCAAGCATAAATAAATTTTTATTATATTCATCTTGTGTATGCGGCCTACCTACATATGAAGCCACTATCATATCATCTGGAGCAGAAATATTATTTACTCTTTTTATTACATACGCTGATCCTAACGACATAGAGTCTGCTGATTGATTTTGTCCGTAAGGGTCATGGCATAATACATATAAATTATGAGGAACTTGCTGTTTTTGGTTTTTATATGGAGCTTCATACATAACTATAGCTCCAGTTTTATCATCATCTTTTCTATGTGGATACCTCATAATTGGTCTTAAATCCCCATTAACTTTAAACTGTATTTTATTGTCTTGTCCGTAATATAGATTTCCTGCTGTTCCGATGCTATGTAAATTATTAGCTTTAATTTTATTATACTGTTCTTGTAAAGATGCTACGTCAAATAAATTAGCTGTAACTCTTAACGTTGCTTCTTGAGGTGAAAAAGGGTGCTCTGCAATATATTGGTCTAATGATTTTGCGTCTGCAGCACCTTTTTTCTTATTCCTCATCTCTTCCTCATGTTCTATAGCTTTTTCTTTTATAGAGTTACCTTGATTGTCTATAAACCCATCTAAATTAGTTTGTATGGGAATAAAGTACCCACATTGACTCCCCATAGCTCCTTCATCCCATATATTTTCATAAGACATACAGTCATACGCATCTGGGTTATAAAATATTTCCTCCATTGCTTCAAAGTCAGAACCTTCTGTACCCCCTGTACCAAATGCTACCATCATACCTAATGTTTTAGCACCTTGACGCATTGTTGGCATCGTTACCTCCCAAGCTTTTAATAATCCCGGAAAAGATCCTGCTTCTTCAAAGAATACTAACTCACCAGCCTTACCCCTTACTTTATCTGGATTATCTTTTAGTGATACTCCCATAATTTGAGATTTATTCCCCATTTCAATCTCTAATCCATTTACTTTCTTTTTATACCCAGACATTTTATGCATCTCCCTGTCTTTTAATCTTGGTTGGGCCCAAGCAGTATGGTCATCAATAAATGCTAAAAAATCCCAAGCTTTTGAAAGAAGTCCATCACCAATTAAAAATTCTTTAGATGCTGCAAATACAAAGTTTTTAGAGTTACGTACAAAAAAATAGTTACGAGCTAGCATAGACCCTGCCTTATAAGAGTATCCCTTACGCCTTGCTTTTAAAACAATCATATGTTTATTATCTGCTCTAGCTTTATCTATTTCATGAAAATATTCATAGTCACCATCATAAAATGCAGGAAATGTACGCTCACGTCTAGCTTGTATAGTTCCGTCAGGTAATTCTTCGTCGACAGCTCTGTCAATAGGACAATAGTTTAAATAAAAATAATGAAATCCAGTAACTTTAAGTTCATCTATCTCATATCCATACATACACCTATTCTTCTCCTCGTCCCAAAAGTCATAATAATCTTTTGTTCCAGGGAGAGAAGAAGTATAATGTCCCTTCTCTAAAAATGTTAAGGCAGCTGGCCTTAGTCTGTCTGTGTCTTTAAGCATTCTGTTTTAATCTTTACTAGTACTGCGCATTTTTCATATTCCTCATAAGTTGTAAAATGTTCGATTAACATATCCAACACATCTTCTGATCTTCCATTTTCAAATGTAGGATCAAAAGGTAATGGATAGTTTTGATTTAAAACATCCATCTGTGTGTATAGTTCTTCTAACGTTTTTCTTTGAGTAATAAATTCAAACGCATTGTCCATAGCTTGATTATATAATGCTAAGTCTTCTAAAAAATCCATTACATACTATATTTATTTACTTCAATTCCACCTCTATTTGTATTGGCAGCTTGCTCTTCTTTTCTTACTATCTCTTCTAATCTACTTAAGCCATCTACTACCTTCCCCATATTAGATAAATTAGCTATTAAATCTTTAGCATGAAATATAGGTTTACCATGATCATCCATCATTTGTAAATCCACACTTCTAAAATACTTTTCTAATTTAATTATAGATTCTCTTGCAGCTTTTAATAATCTAACTGCAGATGTTTCTATTAATTTATCATAAGCATCACATCCTCCTAAAACTTTTGGGGATGGAGTCCATTTCTTTTCTCCAAAAATACTAAGTTTTACTTCTTTTAATCTTTGATCCCATTCATATACAGAAAATGGAGACCTATGATCCACCATAAAGTATATATAAGCTAATTCTTCTACTTTTAAATCTTTAAATTCTTTTATAGACAACGCATAAGGACTTAACACTCCTTTATTATTATCGATTTGTATTAAGTCCATAACTCTGAAAATTTTTTATCCCCTTCTTTTCTTTTCTTTTGTGGGAGTTGTTTATTTTTTAACATATCTTCTAACTGTTCACTAGAAGGCGCATAAGTTTTACTTTTTATTCTTTGTTTTGCTAGTAAAAATTCTTTTTTTAAATCGTAGTAATTAAAACCTTTATTCCTATACACATCTCCATATTTTCCTAAAATATAACAAGGCACACTAGCATTTCTACCATACATACACTCAAACAGCTTTGTTCTGTGATAGCCATCTCTTATACTATATTTAAAAGGAGCATTTTCGCGTGAAGGAACAGGTACAACTATAATAGGATTTTTAAGTCCATGTTTTTTTACACTATCACGTAAACCTTGCCAATCGTATTCAGGGTCATGAGATTCTAAAGCATCCCAATTTTCAGTACGGTCAGCATTTAGATCTTTGATTGGTATTTCTCTAGAATCTATATACACGTATAAACCATCATATCTAACATCGCCCCCTAGTCTACGAGCCATGTTTACAAAAAATCCAATTAAAAAATGACGAATTTTAAATTTATAGTTTTCTATATGAAGCGCTATTAATTTTTTATTTACCATCTTTTGATAATTTTTTTATATACGCTAATCGTTTACGGTTAACTGTAAATTTTCCAAAATATGGGAGACGTGTAGTTTCAAATTTGCCAGCTTTCATTTTACTAGCTACAAATTTAAATTGATATTCTACTATTTCTTTTACCTTACTTAAAGGCAGATTATACTTAGTAGCTAAATGGTGGATTATTGCTTCTTTATTCTTTGGCATCTTTGTCCCATTTATTTAAAGGGCATTCAGAAGTTTTCATTCTTGCTTTATACTCTACCATACATCCACACTCCATACATCTATTTTGTCTCTCATTAAATTTATCACAAACGTGGCAAGTTATAATTCTATCTGCAAATTCTTTTGGAGTAACTACAGGAGCACCTTCTTTTATCCATCCTGTAAAAGCTTTAGCAAAACTTACAAGCTGAGTTTTTAATGAGGGTGGTTTTTGATACTCCCCTTCAGTAGGTTCTTCTTTTTTAATCTCCTCTTCAGGATTAGTAGGATTTTCAAACTTAGGTTCGTCACCTATATATATTTTTTTATTTGGTATCTTGTCTTTCATATATTGTTCATATTATATTGTACATCCATATACAAATACTTTCCTTGACTATTTTGGACAATTACAATATAATAAATGTCACAATCAAAAGTACTGATAACACAATTAATGTCTAGTAAACTTGATTTCAATTGTATCTGTATCTGTTTCTAATAACGTGTTGACTGTATAGTTGTTTCCTTCTTTTTTAAAAACCCCTTTGTCTTTAAATCTTTTAATATAATTATTTAAAGTGTTTGGATCTTTAATACCTACAGCTGCCGCCACTAATTTTTTATTCTTCATCGAACAAAGATTTTTAGTCTCTGTTACTTTACCAGTATCTACAAAAGTAGATAAAATTTCTAGTTCTTTATTAGTTAAGTTAAAAATACCATTCCAAACTTGTAAAAATTTGTAAGTTGTATTTACGTTAACTGTTATTTTTTTTGTTTTCATAATTTTCTTCCAATATTTTAAGTAAAGACTTATCTCCATACATAGTTCTTGCAGATTTAAACTTTACATACTCTTCAGGTTTGAATATCATTTTAACTTCTGTTATAAAACCTTCATCATCTTGACGTATTGTCCAACGTCTACCTCTTACTGTCTTATTATTTTTAAGTGTTGTTCTCAAACTCATAATTCGTCTTTAAATTTAATTTTAGCAAAGCCATTTTCTATTACTATCTCAGAAGTTCTAGATTGTTTATTAAATTCTGCAACAAACGGTTCTATATCTACTCTAGTACATAAGTATGATAAAAAAACTTGTAATTCTTTAGCTGCTTTTTTAACGTTAGAGATGCGATTATCTGCATCTATCTTTACATCTATAAGAGCTTGAAAATCTTTGATGGTTATAGTAACAGTCCCTTCTACCACTTACCTAATATTTGATGTTCATTAATTAGTAAGTAATTTTTTCCGTCAATAGGAGCTTTTACAGCTTCTGTTCTAGGATCAATCATTACAGTATCGCCTTTTTTTACAAAATGACACTGATCTCCCGCAGCAATTACTTTTAAAACATTAGATTTTTTAGCGTTAGACTTAGCCGTTTCTTCATCTAAGATGATTCCAGATTTTGTTTCAGTTACTATTGGATCAGGCACTACTATCCAACTTCCGTGTGGTTTAAATTTCATAATATATATTTTTGTTTGGGCAAAGATATAAATTATTATTTTATAAAAACAAATCTTTTGTAGTATTTTTCAAGTGGATATAGTTATCCCCCTTGGAGTCTCTTTTTCAAACTTGGATTTTACTCTAGCAGTGCTTCTCAAAAAGAGACCAAAGGATAGTAAGACTGATGTTAATTCACCGCACATACCTGTGTGCAATCTATCCTAACTAGAGTTTATACACTCGTTCTTTTCCAACTACCGGAGAAAATCTCACTCTTATTTAGAGTTACCAATCCGATGTCTAATCCCTTTTATGGTTACCGGGGGATGATATTGTTGGACTGCAAAGATATAAAAAGTTTAATAAAAAAAATAAAATAACTAAAAAATTTTTTTTGGGGTTTATTTGTGAGCGTACGGACCTCCTCAAAACAACACCCCGTCTTGTAATAGGGTTTGCAAGCACCCCCTATTAAAGCCAAAAGATGGCTTTAATTTAATTAAATACTTAATCAAATGGCACAAACTTATGACAAGAATGGTAAGTGGTCTAAGACCACAACATTCACAACACCTTCGGGTTGGCACATCAGCACTTCGTTATCTCACACTAAAGGTGAGACTGATGTTAAAAAGTCTCAAGACTTTACTAAACTTGATGAATTACCAGAGGAAATTCAACAAGGCATCATGGATGGTACTCTTTCAATAAAATTGAAATAGCACTAAAGGGACTTTGTCCCTTTTTTAATATATATGGTAGTAATCAATTTGTAGTTGTGAGTGTGGCTTCGTGGTCACATTCACTACTATTTCCACCATTTATACAATCAATCAAATCGTTAACATTATAATAATATAACACTAACATGAAAACACTACTTATATTACTATTAGTAGCAGTATTCTTTGGCAGCTGCGCATCAACTTGCCAATATTCTAATAGTCATTCATATAAAATGAGAAATAATTGTGCAGCATATAGATAGTACAAAACATAAATAACAAGGTTTATGATGTGAAATTCATCTCGTGGCCTCTTGACCAATCAGCCGTTAAATGCGGTAATAGATAGAGACTTGTTATTTTTATTAGAAAGCATAAACATTAAATTGGGTATGAACATGGAGGTAGACACTATGCAGGTGTTCACATGTTCTAACTTTCTATATACATAAATAAAGAATAGTAGAACGTCTTGGATAACAACCTGCAGTGGTAAACCGTAAGGCATGTGGACTATTCTTTATTTTAAAATACAGTTGTAAGGTATTTATAGATAAACCTTGTTTTCTAGATAAACAAAACTAATCTTGACACTGATTGACTTGCAAGCAATCACCTATCTGGTTTAAAGAAGAAACTTTGATTTCATTCTTTACCGTGGATTTAAAATGGTAAACGTGTCCTAAAATATGGATGTGTGTCCATACTGATGATTCCAAAAGGATGAATTTAGAAAGATTTTGGGGCTTAACCCGATAAGTATAGTAATATACTTAAAGACATAGTGTGGAATCTATGTTGCCAGCAATGGTCAATTTAAGCAAGCAGGATACTACACGGCACCAATGGACAAATGTCTGAGGGTATGTGTATCGCTTCTATTTTAGTTGGAGTGATGAGCTAGTGATAGCAATAGGAAATAACTGTAGATTTAGTTTTGAGTTAACTGTCGAGTTAATAAAGAGTATAAATCAGTATGATGGGCAATCTTAGGGAATAAGATATAACCTGAAATACCATAACGATGAAAAGTTATACTTGAGTAGTTTAGTATTTTGTCTCTCAAAAGGAGGCGAAACTAATGAATAACCGCTACTTGAACCATAAATAATAACAATATTTATACAACTAAAAAAGAACAAGTGTTGTTCCGTTAAACATTGAAAGATGACTAAGTCTGAACACGTATGCGTATGTGAATTCAGTTGCATTGATCCCTCAAGGTGATATGTATTTCAAGTGAAAGTCAGGTATGGGCCCTAGAACCCATCACCTCGTATGAGTAGTTTGTGAGTAAATGTTTATTGTTAAGAGTGGTTAGCTATACTAACCGTCATTACACAATACTATTGGAGACGATAGTGGATACGTTGCTAACTCATAAGGCAACAAAAGATGTGTACTATTAGCTATAATCTCAGGCTATATTTTATTAACCTTTTAATCTAAATACTATGAACAACAAGAAATTACTCAAGAATATAACTTGGGAGCTCAAAAGAGCTGAAAAATATTGTACAATATCAATGATACTAAATGTATTATTTATATTAATAATAGCAATACAAGCAATTCAATTATATATTAACTAAATACTAAATAAACATGGAAACAGATCAAAGAATTTTGAAAAAGAATTTAGAGATAACTAAACTATCTCAACAAGTAGATAAACTAACATCAGAGTTAGTTAATCTAAAAGAAGAGTATAAACAATTAAAAAACAACACTCATGAAGAAGAAAGATGAAGTATGGTACTGTGAAAACAGTAAGGGACAAAAGATTCCACCTTATAAAAGTACTTATATTGTACCTAAACCTAAGAAATGGACATTTGAACGTATCTTAAATAGAATAGGTGTTGTCATTGGCATAGCTATGCTTGTAGCTATTGCATTTAGCTTGACATCTTGCGGGTCATTAAAAATGACTGAGAAAGATAAACAAGTAAATTATGAAATTGAGAAGTTATATATTAAATATACTTATCAAAGAGATTCAATACTAATCGAGAATTATAAATAACTTAAATATTACATTATGAAAACAAAAACTAAGATTGAAATTAAAACTGAGTTTATACCTATAGTAGGGTTAGCAGCTGGTTACAGGTCGCGTGAATTAATATTTGTATTACCATTTATATCTATTGAGATAAATTTTGGTAAACGTAAAGATAAATACGACTTATGATGGCAGAACTGTTTCAAGTGTGTGTTGACTTGTTAAGAGACTTGTCATCATACCTTGGATGTACTTATGAAGAAATAAATATTATTATATTTATTATTCTACATCCAACGATCACATTACATTTTATCCTTAAATATAGAAAAGCTAATAAAGAATTTTATAAACTAAGAGAAATGTACTGGAAACTTAAAAATTAATCTAACCTAAATACTATTATGAAAGAAACCAAAATTATTACTATCACATATGAGTGTGACGCTTATGGTAATCACGATTGTCTTGTTGAGGCAATCTGTGATACCAGTGAGCAACAATTTACAGATAAAATGGACGCTATTCATTTTATTGGTGAGTGTACATCTTGCAAGCATAACTTAAAAGACATACATCCAGATCTCTTCTTCTGGGAAAATAATGAAGAACAACATGATATTCCTAACAAGGTGTTAGAAGAATATAGAATTAACAATAATTATTAATAAACAAAAACAATTAAACATGGACAAGAAAAATGAGTTAAACAGTGGATCATTAGATACACTAAAAGTAGGTGAAACATTATTGATTTCAGCTAGACAAATTAACAATGGTAAAATATCATTAGAATTTGCAGAGAAAATAACAGCTAAAGATAGACCAGTTAGTGCATTAACAGTATTAAATGCAAGTGATGATAGATTTAGTTCAGGTGCTAGACGTGGTTGGGCAACTGCAGAACCATTAGATGCATCTAAAGCATTTGATGTAAATTTTGGTGATGATGGTGAATGGTATACATCTGAAAGAGGTGAAATGATGGATTTAGATATTTTAAATCCTACATTTAATGATGTTAGATTTAGAGTTCAAATTACAGAAACAACTGAGCCAACGGAATGGCAGGCTGAAAATCTGGAAAGAGCTGCTAAACGTGCAGGTAAAGATGGAGATTATATTACACATAAAGGTGATTATATTTTCTCTAACTCTGATATAATATTATTACCAGAAGGAGAGGATGCTAACCATACATGGTTAACACCAGACACAGAAAGAATGGCTTCTAAGACAAAAGTTGTTGTAGAAGCAGATGAGGTTGAGGATATGATGTAAATAAAATAAATACATTACTTGCATAATGTACTTATTTTTCATATATTTGTGGCAGATTTAGATATAGACTATAAAAGTTTTATTTATATACTGCCATAAATAATTGAAACTGAGCATCTTAAATTCAAAACCAAAACAGTCACCACAGACTATAAAAGGAGTATTTAGTAGATGATATAGAGAGGGCTTCTTCATAAGGGAGCTCTCTTTTTATCTATATACTCAAACAAACATTAATTAAAACAAGTATTATGGGACATATGAAATGGATCTTCGACATGATTGTAGACGGATCATATGAAGATTTTAAAAAAGAATATATTAAATGTGTATTAACAAAACAAGACACATTTAATTGGGGCAGTAAAAATATTGCCAAAAGTTATGGTAAGAGTGTGGTTAAATATGTAGATGAACATTTAATACATGAATACGACAAACATATTGATCAATGCATTGAATCAGAAGCAACAATGCGTGAATCATATGCAAATTATTAATTTAAATATATAATCATGGATAGACATAGAAAAACGATTAGCATTATCTGCATAACAGTGGTTCTGTTATTGATAGTATGGAATTGCTTTTCACCTAAACAATCTCCTATAGTTTCTGATGAAGATTTAAAAGAACTTATAAAATTAACATCAGAATGATTACGTTAGTAGATAATACAATAGCCAACCTACCTACATCACATTATCAGTTGGGAACGATTGATGATGTGGTGAGCTATTGTGCTGATAAAACAGTATTAGGGGTAGATACAGAGACTGAAGGATTTGATTTTACATGTAAGAAAATGATTATGTTTCAAATTGGAGATGAGAATCAACAGTTTGTGATAGATACTAGAGTAGTTAGTATTGAACCGTTACGAAATATATTAGAGAGCAGAGAAATTATAAAAATATTTCACAATGCTAAATTTGATTATAAATTTATTCGTAGATGGGCAGATATTAAATGTGAAGGTATTTACGACACATTCTTAACAGAACTAGTTATTAGTTGTGGTAAGAGTTTAGGTTATGGGCTTAAAGATTTATGTAAACGCTATTTAAATGTAGACTTAAATAAAGAAGTTCGTAATCAGTTTATAGGTTTAACTGGACAACCATTTAGATCTGATCAGATAGTTTATGGTGCTAAAGATGTAGAGTATTTATGTAAGATTAAAAACTTACAACAGCCTGATATAGATAAGTATAAATTACAAAATGTAGTTAACTTAGAAAATGAAGCTGTACTTGCATTTGCAGACATGGAGTATAATGGATTAGATTTAGATGTACTTGAATGGAATAAACTTGAACAAGGTAATAAAGAAGGAGCATTAGCTTTAAGTAATGAATTAGATTTAATGATTACAGAAGATGCTAGATTACAAAGATTTGTAAAGAAATATGTACAATCAGACATGTTTACACCAATTGAAGATATAAGAAAAATTGATGTTAAATGGTCATCTCCTAAACAGGTTCTTGAAGTTTTTCAAGTACTTGTTCCAGGACTCGACAATGTTAACGGTAAACAGATGTACAAATATCGCTTTAAGCTTCCACTTATTGATAAATATGTAAAATATAAGGAAGCTATGAAGTTATGTACATCATATGGTGATGCATTTCTTAAGAATTTGTCAGGAGACAACAAGATCCATACAGGTTTTCATCAAATACTAGACACAGGGCGGGTAAGCTCTTCCAAACCTAACATGCAGCAGATACCTGCTGATAATAGATTTAGGAATTGCTTTACTGCACCATCAGGTTGGAAATATGTAAGTGCAGATTATTCTTCACAAGAGTTGAATGTCATCGCTTTTGGTAGTAACGATCCAGTTTGGATAAATGCATTGAAGAATGACGAGGATTTACACTCAACTTGTGCTGAATTAGTATACGGTGAAACATGGATGAACAGTGGTGAAGATGATTGCGCTTACTTTGAACGTAGAGGTAAGTGCAATTGTCCATCACATAAAAAACTAAGAACAAATGTTAAAACTATTAATTTTGGTCTGGCTTATGGTATGGGCCCTAATAAGCTTTCTGATACTCTTAATATTAGTGTGGATGAAGCTAAAGGGCTTATCGAAAAGTATTTCACGGCCTTCCCAGCAATCAAAGGATTCTTAGAGAAACTAGGCAATTTTGGTAAAAGGTATGGTTATATTAAAACATTTCCACCTTATAACAGAAGGCGTTGGTTTACTAATTGGTATCCTAAAATATGGGACAACAAATCATCAGTTATGGAGCTTGGCAGTATAGAGCGTGCTAGTAAAAATACGCCTATACAAGGAGCTAGTGCAGACATGACTAAAAAAGCTTTGGTTTTATTACGTAGCTTAATAAAAGAAAACAAGTTAGAAAACCAAGTTAAATTAGTAATGACTGTACATGACCAGATAGATACTATATGTGAGAGTAGATTTGCAGATAGTTGGGGTCGATTGATGAAAATGACAATGGAAGAAGCTGCATTGGAAATAGTAACAAACGGTTTGCTAAAAGCTGAAGTAACAATTAGCAACTGTTGGGAAAAATAAATAGAGGGGAGGTTAGTAATTTAAAGGGCGCTATTGCCCAACATAACTCAGCGGTTATACTTTGTGAACAATTACAATTCCTCCCCTTTATTTTAATATATACGAGGGGGCTACGGGCATAAAGGATATAGAACTACACGAAGTAGTGACTAGTCTACAACCAGGTTAATACTTTGTCTAGCCCCTAAGTATAACTATAAAATATAAAACATGGATAAAAAATTAGTAGAAGCATTTGTATTAGAATGTAAACAAGAACAAGAGTGGAAAGAAAGATTCAAAGCTAATCACATTGATTTTAATGACTACTTTAAATATAGTGGTAAGATTGAAGAGGTTAGTGATGAGTATAAAGAATATTTAGGAGCACAAACTTATGCTGCAATTAAAGCAACTGTAAGAGAATCAGCTGGTAGAAAGGAGTACTTTAGACAATACTGGTTAAAATATAAATTAAATCAAATATAATATGAAAAAGATAAGACAAACTCAAGTAGATTCATTCAATGAATTGAAAAAAGACATGAGTGACAGACAAAAATCTGTATACTCTGTTCTACTTGTGCATGGAGACTGCACAAATAGAGAATTAGCTAGATATTTAGGATGGGATATAAATAGAGTAACAGGTAGAGTTACAGAACTAGTAAATCTAGGGATGGTAAATACAAATGGAACTAGATTTGATCATGAAACTAATAGAACAGTTACACTATGGAAAGTATCGAAATGAAAAAGATAAATGCAATAAGAGATAAACAGCAAAGACTTGCATTGAATTCTTGGGCACAGAGTGACTTTAAAGGCTCTGTTATTGCTGGTACAGGTTTTGGTAAATCTAGGTGTGGTGTGTTAGCAGTAGAGCACGCACTTAAAAATGGAGGTAAAGCTTTATTGCTTGTTCCTACTACTCAACTACAAGATCAGTTTATAGAAGAGTTTAACAAATGGGGTGTAAGTACTGAAAATGTAGAAGTTTTATGTTATCAGAGTGCTTATAAGTTAAAAGACAAACATTATGATATAGTTGTGTGTGACGAGGTCCATTTAGGATTGAGTATTAAATATCGTGAGTTTTTTGTAAATAATACTTATGATAAACTATTATGTATGACTGCTACATTGCCAGAAGAGCCTGAATACAAAGTAAAATTACACATGTTAGCACCTACTGTATATGAAATTTCATTAGACCAATGTGTAGCATTAGGTATTGTTGCTCCATATAAAATATACTGCAAACCTTTAGAACTAACACCTACAGAAGCACAAGATTATAAAAGTATAAATAATAAATTTATTTATTATAAATATAAACTTGGGCAATTTGACGCCTTTAATGAAGCTAAAAGAATAATATCTGATAAAAATGCTAGTGGAGAAGAGAAAGCTAGTGCAGCTCAATTTTACAGATGTATAAGAGAGCGTAAAAAGATAGTAGACTTTGCTGCAAATAAAATAACAGAGTTTCAAAATCTTGTTAAGTCTAACTTAGATAAGAAAATATTAGCATTTTCTGGAGCTAATGAATTTACAGATAAATTATGTGATTCTGTAGATCCTTATAGTGTTGCGTATCACAGTAAAAAGACCAAAAAACAAAAAGCAAGTGCCTTAGAAGCATTTAACGATGGGTCTAAAAATGTATTGTGTTCAACAAAAGCATTAAATCAAGGTTTTGATGTTCCTGATGCTAATATGGGGATTATATGTGGTTTAACTAGTAAATCTTTATCTATGATACAACGTGTAGGTAGGTTAATTAGATTTCAAGAAGGTAAAGTTGGGGACATATATATACTGTATGTTAAGAATAGTCAAGAAGAAAAATGGCTAAAAAGTGCAGTAAAAAATTTAAATAATATTAATTGGCTTTAGCCTATAAAAAATTTGATTATGATACAAGAAACTATTATATTTGCCATCCTTTTATATTTAATAGCTACAAATTCGTTTTGTAAATTATTTATAGATCAATACGGTATATATTTAATCTTAAAGAAGAAAGATTATATATCTACACCAACGGGGATAACAGAGCAAGAGAAAATAAAAATTAAAACATTGATTCAATTTACGAATCAACAAAAACCATTTTAATATGACAATAAATATAGATTTAAATCTACTTAAAGATACCAAGATGAGTGCTGATGAATTTTTAGCACTTTATCTTGTGTATCGTAAAGGGTATGGATATTTGTATGAGCTTGACTTAAACATTGACTGGACTAAATTAGAAAAAGATAGTTACGTAAAATTAGGAGAAACTATAGAGGAGAATACAGTTAGACAAGAGTTCATAGATTTATTTATTAAAGATTTCGATTCTATGTTTGCCCAGTTAATCTCTACTTACCCTATGAAAGTAAGTACTAATAATGGTATCCGAGTGTTACATGCCTCTAATCCAGATGCTAAGTCTAATGATAAAGCACGAAATAAATATCGTAAGCTTGTAGACGGTAAAGCACATGTTCATAAAAGAATAATGGCTTTACTAGATGTACAGTTAACAGTAGAGAAGAATAATCTTCAATACTTACAGAACTTAGAAACATGGATTAATAACCATACTTGGGAAAAGTATGAAAATATAACAGAAAATGACACAAAAGATAACGAACGACCAAGGATCACAAGATCCCTTTAAAGAGAAAGGCTTTAAAAGTATAAACAAAGCTATTAGTGCTTCTTTATATCAAGTAGAAAGTGGTATTAAAGGACAAAGACAAGTTTATAAAACAAAATGGGCTAGACTAAACAAAAATTTATTAGGTGGGTTACAACCTGGTAAAATGTATGTAATTGCAGGTAGACCTGGTGTAGGTAAATCAGCATTTAGTAACCAATTAATTTTTGACTTATTAGATAATAATAAACATAAGAAACTGCTAGTTTTATATTGGAGCTTTGAGATGCCAGGCTATCAGCAAATTTTGCGTGCTGGCGCTAAAGGTTCAGGTAAACAAGTTAGTGAGTTATTATCAGTAGAACAAAAATTAGAGCATGAAGAGTATCAAAGATTTAAAGCAGAGGTATTGAAGTATGCACATTATCCTATTTATTTTAATAATGTTCCTAGAGATATGGAGTTTATTAAAGAGGCTAATGTAGATATAACTAACAAAAGACCTGATCATACTATTGTAAATGTGTTTGACCATTCTCGTTTAATTCTAAGCAGTAAAGAGATGGAATTGCAAAAACTTAATGAAGTATCTAAAGGATGTATGTGGATGCAATCAAAAATGGGAACAATTAACATTTTATTATCACAACTTAACCGTAACATAGAGCAAGAGCACCGTGCTAAGGCGCAGTATCAGCCATTGCTTACAGATTTATTTGGTGGTGATTCTATTGGTCAAGATGCACATGTAGTTATGATGATACAACGTCCTTATGATTTATATGGTATTACTGATTTATATTGTGGTGAAGATCCTATTGGTCTTTTAGCAGTGCATGTAGAAAAGAACCGTGACGGCTTATTAGGAATGATACCTTTTGAAGCTGAGATGTCAACATTTACTATTAACGAAAGAAAGAAATAAAATGGATGAAAAAGAAAGAGCTATACATATTTGTAAAAATTTAGACCACACAATTAAAAATACCAAAAATGAAGGTATAAGAAGTGAGTTTGAATGGGCAAATTCAAGAGCCACAGTAAAAGACCTTAAAAGAAAAAAGGCAAATCTTATGAATAAATATAATTTAACCTCTAAAGACTTAAAATAATGGAAGAAATAACACACGCTAGTATTAGATTTTTACTATATGGTATTTTATTTGGCATGATGATAGTCATGTTTATAAGTACTATTCAATTTAGATCTTCTACCAAAAGCAATAACAAATTAATTGATAACATGAATAAAATGAAAGACAATGGAACTACCAAAAGCAAAGGTTAAAGCGAGCCGTAAATCGCCTAAAAACATGATAATATATGGTCCCCCTAAGATAGGTAAGACTACAGTATTGTCACAGTTAGATGATTGTTTAATTATTGACTTGGAAGATGGTTCAGACATGGTTGACGCTTTAAAAGTAAAAGCTAATAGTTTGAAAGACTTACAAGCAGTTGGTACAGCAATTATGAAGGAAGGGAGACCTTATAAATATATAGCTATTGACACTATTTCTAAATTAGAAGAAATGTGTGAATCATATGCTAAGCAAATTTATATGAAAACTCCAATGGGTAAAAACTTTGAAACTAAGAACCCTGGTGCATCAGTACTATCATTGCCTAATGGCGCTGGCTACTTATATTTAAGAATGGCCTACAAAGAATGGATAGATAAATTGAATAAACTAGCGGATCATATTATCTTAGTTGGACACTTAAAAGATAAGATGCTTGAGAAGAAAGGTAAAGAGGTTGCTGTTAAGGACCTTGATTTAACTGGTAAGATCAAGCAGATTACTTGTGCTAATGCTGATGCAGTTGGTTACATATTTAGAGAAGGAGATGAAACTAAGATTTCATTTGATTCAATGGATGATATAACTGCTGGTAGTAGATGCGAACACTTAAAGGGTAAGACCATGCCTTTAGAATGGTCAAAAATATTTATAGATTAAACACAAAAAAAATGATTGAATCAAGAAGCGCTGTAGAGCCTAGTACTACGACGGGAACAAAACCTACCAAAATAACAACTAGTATGATTATTGCTGATTTAGAAAATGGCATAGATCGTAATGGTATCAAAGACAAGTATTCTTTAGAAGCTTGGGAAGTTAAACAAATGTTTATCCACCCTGCATTAAAAGGTAAGAAAGCTAAGAAAGTTAGAAAATTATCTTTTGAATTTGTAGATGATACTGAAAATGCTGTAGATCCTAATCAAACTAGCATTGAAGTACCTACAATTGAGGATACTTTAGATTTAGTAAAAGAACAACAAGCTGAAGAGTTTGGAGAAGACTTTGACAACGAGTCAGACGAATTTGAATATTAATAATTAAAACCGATAAAAAAATGGCAATACAAAGTAATGCAAGTACAGAAGAAGTAATGGGCGGAATGAAAACATTCTCAGGCCTAACAAATGTTAGTGTAGTAGCAGTAAATCCAACAATGGCGGAATTACATGCAATGGACATTAATGTTAAACAAGAACCTAATTATACAGTAGAATTTAGTGGTGAATCATACAATAAAATTGTATTCTGGCTAAATAATTCTGATGGTAATTTTAGGTTAGAAATTTTAATGCAAAATAAACCTAAAGTTTCTCAAACTGGCAAACACCAGTGGATGAATGCAATTGGCCAATCTACGTGGTCTACTGACGAACCAACTTATGACTGGTGGAAAACAGAAGGACAGCGTAAAGCTTATACAGGTGAGGAGACTCTAATTAATTTTGTTAAAGCATGGGCTAACGTAGCATCAGGTGACGAAGTAACATTTGACACTATGCCAGCTATTGCAAACGGCACTACAGCAGAAATTAAATCTTTAGTTGAGGCTCTTAAAGGAAATCAAGTTAGAGTTCTTATAGGTGTTAAAGATAGTAAATACCAACAAGTATATACTAAGTATTTTGGTAGAATTAAGCCACAAAGAGATGATTTATTTATCAAAGCGCTTAATGATGACTATGGTTCATTTAATGCTGACTTTAATGCAGATTTAGTTTGGGGTACACATGTTGCAACTACTAAACTAGTAGCTCCAGACACTATTGCAGAAGAAGATGACTGGACAATGCCTGATGAGCCTCAAAATGGTGTTAAAGCAACAGAAAACGCGCCGTTCTAATGGCTATACGCAGTAGAAGCAGCGACGATCATTTACATACTGATGTCATACTTGGAAAAATTTCTGAGTATGACATTTTTGTGTATTATGTTCCTAGCTTTAAGAAGCTTGGTAAGAAGTTTAATAGTGAACTGCGGGAGGATAAAACTCCTACAGTTTCTATTATTCCTTACAACGGCAGATTATTATACAAGGATTTCGGTCATTCTGAACACGCTTTTAACTGCTTTAGTTATATACAGTATAAATACAATTGCTCTTTTATTGATGCTTTGCGAATTATCGATTGTGATTTTAAGTTAGGACTATCTTCTAATGCTTCAGGTAAAAAATTTACTATGGGTATAATGGGATATAGACAAACTAAAACTCCACGATTTGAAAAACCTGAAGTTATTATTCAAAAACGTAAACGTCTTTGGTCTTCTGAAGATGCGAAATTTTGGTCTAAATACTTTGTCAGTAAAAAAGTTTTACGTAGTTTTGCCGTAGAACCGATAAGTCATTTCTGGGTAAATGGTACTAGATTCAGTTGTAAATCAATTACTTACGCTTTTAAATTTAATAATCGGTATAAGATCTATTCTCCTTATGATGAACAAAATAAATGGTTAAGCAACACGAAAAAAACAGACGTGCAAGGCTATAATCAACTCCCAGATACTGGTGAGCGACTAATCATCACTTCTTCACTAAAAGATGTTATGTGTTTACATAGCGCAGGTTATCATTCGATAGCTATGCAAAGTGAAATGCAACTTCCAGAGGAAAAATTAATAAGTGAGCTTAAACAAAGATTCAATACAATAGACATTTTATACGATAATGATTTTGACAAAGAAACTAATCCAGGTCAAACAATGGCCAAAAAGATTTGTGACTTATATGGTTTTAAAAATGTATGCATCCCTGACAAATTCAAATCTAAGGACCCTTCTGATTTGGTTAACAAGGTAGGTGCTTTAACTGAACTTAAAAACATATTAAATGACAAGAGATGAAATTATTGAAAAACTGAGAACAAGAAAAGGTTTCTTAAAAAAAGGAGCACAATGGTTAGCCGATAAATGGGAAACAGATATAGCAATTATTAGAGATTGTAAAAAGCTTGTAACTTCTGAAGAGTGGGTACAAGAGAGAATGAATAATGATAATGGTCACGAGTTGACTGAGAGTCAAGCATTCTCAAAACATTTATTGGATAATGGATTGACAATGGCAGATGTAAAGTCTGTTAAATTTTGGCAAAACTTTAATGGAGAGCAAAGATATAGTATAGTAACTCATAACCAATGGCATGAACAGCCGCAGGTTAAAGAGGAGTTATTAGATTATTTTAGATCTAAATCACATAAAGTTAAAAAGCTTAAATATACTAAACCTAAAGACCCTGTATTATATGAAATATCATTACCAGATATACATTATGGTAAGATAACAGAAGATGACCCGGGAACTATAGAAGATCATTATATGAAAGCTATAGTAGATTTACATAGAAAAGCAGATGGAATTGAGATAGATAGATTTTTATTGCCTGTAGGTAATGATGGTCTTAACTCTGAAGGTTATTCTAGAGCTACTACTAAAGGGACACCTCAACAAGATCATATGTTATGGCGTCAATCTTTTAGAGGTTATTGGCATTTAGTTATGAAAGCTATTGACTACTTAGCACAATTTGCACCGGTAGATGTTGTAGTTGTACAGGGTAATCATGACTTTGAACGTATGTTTTATGTGGGAGAAGTTTTAGATGCTATGTATCATAACAATAAAAATGTAACAATAGATAATAGTTTAGATACTCGTAAGTATTATGAGTATGGGACTAATATGATTATGTTTACACATGGTGATAAAGAAAAATCTCAAGAACTTCCGCTATTAATTGCCACTGAGCAGCCAGAGATGTGGAGCAGATGTAAAGTTAGGGAAGTACATTGTGGACATAAGCATAAAGAGATGCTAAATGAATACATGGGAACTAAAGTTAGATTTATCCCATCTATATGTGGTAACGATGCTTGGCATAAAACTCAAGGATATGTTGGTACATTAAGATGTGGGCAAGCATTTATCTGGAATAAAAATAGAGGTCTGGAAGGGTACCTTCAAACTAACATCATGAATTATGGCGTGGAAAAGAAGAGCTAAAAAACCTGGAAGAAGTAAAGTTAAGAATGCTAAAAAATCTACTTATGACGGTAAAAACTTTCAATCTAATTTAGAGCTATATTGCTATAAACAATTAAAAGAAGCTGAAATAATAGTAGAATATGAAGAAACTACATTTACAATATTTGAAGGAGTTGTATATCCGCAAGCGTGTTATGAAGGAACAGCTAAAAAGTTATATAACAAAGGATCTAAAATCCGGCCGATTACATACACTCCTGACTTTGTAGATCCTAACGGTAAGTTTATTATAGAAACAAAAGGCTATGCAAATGAGTCTTTTCCTTTAAGGTGGAAATTATTTAAAAAACATCTTAAAGATAACAATCATCACTATGTGCTATTTATGCCTCGGAATAAAAAGCAAGTAGATGAAGTTGTTTCACTTATCAAACAATTATAACAAGGGCCCTTCGGGGCTCTTTTTTATTAACCAATTAAACACTAAAATTATGAATTATGATGACTGGAAACTATCCAATCCAATAGATGATGGGTATGGATACAACATGGTAAGCAATTGCTGTGGAGCAAGAATGGATGAAGACCAAGGTCTTTGTTATGAATGTAAAGAGCACTGTGAACCTATGGAAGATTATGAATATGCAGAAAGAATGCATGATAATTATCTAGAAGACAGAATGGACGAAGAAAGATTAGGGCTATGAAAAATGTTAATTATAAAAAATGGGTTCAATCTCTTAAAGAGGGAGATCTTGTATTAGCATTAGATGGGCAATGGAGTGGACCGGTTTTGTTCCTAGCATGGAATGGAGACAGTGCTACTAATGGGTACAGAGCTCAACATTTATTTATTCCTGATTGGAATATACATCATCACTGGTACGGACGACAAGACGATCCTCAACAAGCTTGTGATGAACAATGGGAATCAACATTGACTGAGCTTAAACAGCAAGGAGCTAAGTCTCGAAGCTTTTATGTAACAACAGTTAATGCAAGAGCAGAAGAACGATATTTCCCATTTCCAACTGAGTTCTTAGATAAGAATCAAATTAAATTTATTAAATTAATAAACAAAATAAAAGGATATGAGTATTAAAACAATTGATAAACCTATGCAGGGCAGCGCCGGCATAGCTAAAAAGATAAACAAAGGCGCTGAGAAGATGGTATTTGACATTCTTCAATCTACACAATATTCTATGCCAGTTCAGTCTACAGTTAGAGAGCTTGTAACAAATGCATGTGACTCTCAACGTGAGAAAGAAGTAGCTAGAGAAATATTGTTGGGCACAAAGAAAGTTGAAGACTATTATATTGAACGTCATGGCGCTCAGTATGAAGATAGTAATTTTGATAAAGATTATTATAGCATTGGATACCTCAACACTGAAGCTAATCATATAGATTTAGTATATGAAAAAAATGAAGGTGTAAGTTATTGTGATGTATTTAAAATTACTGACTATGGTGTAGGTATTGGAGCAAGACGTTTAGAAGGTATATTGGAACTAGGTTATTCTACGAAAAGAAATACTAGTGAAAATTTTGGTGCCTTTGGTCTTGGTGCTAAAGCTGCGCTATCAACAGGAGTAGATTTTTATACAATTGAAACTGTATATAATGGTATGAGGTTTAAATGTAATTGTTATAATTACAAAACTGATTTCATTATACCTGCTTTTAATGTAGAAGAAGGCAAACCTAATCCATTTATTACTTTTAGTGATGGCACTAAAGTATATTATGAAAACTATGGTGGAGATGATATAGATGGCGGTAAAAATAGAACTACTGTATCATTTGGTGTTAAGAAACACAATCGTAATAAGTTTGAAGAAGCTATTGAAGAGCAGTTAATGTACTTTGACAACGTTAACTTTAAAATTATTGATAATGAGGATGAAGGGTATGAAAGAACTGTTAAATTTAAAGCTGAAGTAATTTATAATTCTAAAAACCTGATTGTTTCTGATTCATATTACTTTAATAAGCCACATATTGTACTTGTTAAAGATGAGAATGCTACTACAGGTATTAACTATGGTTATATTGACTTTCGTGAACTAGAAATGGAGCAGATGTATGGTTCTATTGCGTTTAAATGCCCAGCTCGTCAAGTTATTACTAATGATGATGGAACAGAAACTGTTTTACAAGATGGTGTAGATGTTACTCCGTCTCGTGAGAAAGTGATATGGAATGAAGCTACTAAGAATTATATTAAAGGTGTTGTTATGGCAGCAGCTCAAGAAGCTAGTGAGATTATTCAAGAAGAGTTACAAGAAACTGACTTTCTTAAATGGATTGATGCTTGTAGGTCAATTATCACCGGGAACAGTAGCGAGAACAGAATTCTTAATAAGTTAGCACGTATTATTAATACTGAAGATCTTAAGCCTAAGTTTGGGCCTGATCCTCGAATTAAATATGGTCCCGCTAATAAGTTATTTGAAGGTTTAAATATTATGAAACCTTATATGTTAAATAGCGAAATGAAAAGAGAGTCTATTAAGGATTGGCAAGGATTTGATGCTAAGCATTTTTATGAAAGAGAAGAAAAGTGGTCTAAATATAAAGATATGTATCTTCTAGAATTAAACCAAGAAACTTCTTATAATAAAAATTACGTTTGTACTTACACTTTAGAAGACTTAGAGACAAGGTTTAATAGCGCTCTTGCAAAAGCTGCAGGTAATCCTGATGCTATTAAGAAAGTTATGAAAGAAAAATCTAGAGTTACAGCTAAGCGTCGAGCTATTCTTAAACTTATTGAAGAATCTGAATGGTATAAGAATTACGATGAGGTTGAAATTCCTGAAGAATGGTTGAAAGGCCGTAAAGAGGAAGAAGCTCAAGAAGAAGAAAAAGCTAAATTTTCTAATTTATCTCCTGCAGAACGTAGAGAGATAGAAAAGAGAATAGTTGCCTACACTGTTAGATATGATGATAAGAAAGATGATTATTTTACTATGGATAAGATTGAACCTAAAACGGTTGATATTATGAATAGTAAATATCGTACTTATTATTGTACTAAAGAAGATGAAGGTAAGATGAAAAAAGCTGCTTTACTTCTTAAAGAAATTCAGCCTAAGCATAATCAAGTATATGCTAACAGTAATCTTAGTACTTGGGATAAAGGACATAAATACCCAGTTTACTGGTTTGATAATCCTCCAGTTAGTATGATGAAATGGAATTCTGATGAATACGAAGATTGGGCTACACCCGCTCAAGGATGGGATGCACCTCAGCTTATTCGTGTAAGTCAGAATAAAGTTAAGTTTATCACTAAGAATCCTAATGTTAGACATATTGATGACCTATTTTTACAAACGAACGACAAAAATGAATATATTATGGACGAAACATTAGTAAATTATTACACAGCACATAAACTAAAAAGGATAAATGAATTTAAATTTATGCAAGGTTTAGGCTGTATACACGACCAATTACAAAAAGACTATTGTAAACTACAAGACATGAGGAATGATACTTATGCTGAGTTTGAGTATAGACGAGTGAGAGATGTAGCACCAGCTATAACTGATCACATGGATAAACTATATGAGTTCCAAAAGTTTTGTAATGAGTGTGACGATGCAGAGCTAATACAAGAAAAGTCAAAAGAGATGTTTGTTTTGGCTGATATTAGTAATGCCAGGGCTGCAGATTTAGACATACTAAAAAAGTATGAGAATCTAATTGAATTTGCAGAGGAAATTAAACCGCTTTTAGATGAGCTAGATTGTCTTAGAGAACGCCAGTGTGATATGACACCTGAGCTAGAGAAAGAAATCAGAATCTACCTAAGAGCAAAATCCCGTGAGACATGGGACTCATAACAAAGGACACTAGGAAGACGTTTAAAATACGTTTTTCTGGTAGGTCCACAGATTTTATTAGTCCTAGTTTTGGTTATGGATGCTTATACAATTGCTCATATTGTTACATGAAGCGCCATAAACCCAAGGGATTATCTATTGCTGTGAATACGGGTGATATATTGACTGAAATCAATAATCATGCGTATTTCACTCCAGTGGAGAAACCTAATCAGACACATGCAGAATTTACTACTTACGACATTAGTTGTAACGAAGATTTTGCATTACATGCTAAGTATCATGATTGGCAAAAAGTGTTTGAGTTTTTCAGAGATCATCCTGTAGCAATGGCTAGCTTTGCAACTAAATATGTAAATCCAGACTTAACTACATTTGATCCTCAAGGAAAAGTACGTGTTAGATTTAGTCTTATGCCTCAGCATAAATCAGATCTACATGAACCAGGCACCTCTAAAATAATTGATAGAATAAAAGCTATCGATGCATTTATAGATGCAGGGTATGATGTACATGTTAACTACAGCCCTATTATTGTGTATGATGGGTGGCTAGATGACTATGAAGAAATATTTGACATGATGAATAACTATGTTGAATATAAAGACCAAGTATTAGCAGAATGTATCTTTTTAACGCATAATTTTAAGAAACATGTTGTAAATTTGCAAAACCATCCTAAGACAGAAGTAGACTTGTGGGTTCTTGATAAACAAGAAGTTAAGACGTCTCAATATGGTGGAGAAAATGTGAGATACAAGCTTGGTCTTAAATCTGAGTACATAAAAGAATTTAAAATTTTACACAATTCCAAAATACCGTGGAATAAAATACGGTATATTTTTTAACCAATTAAATATTTAATTATGATTACAATTAATGTCATTGATGACAAAATCTGTGGTTCATACGGAGATACTCCGTTCACAGTTGAGTATAGTAAAGAGCTATACGATAGAATGCAACAACTTAGCCATAAGGCTCAAGGTGTTAGTACAGTAGAAGAATACAACGAAGTAATGGAAGAGTTTGCTCCTTTATGTGTTGTAGACTATACTAAAACCATTGAAACACAATGTGAATACATTCATGTTAACAAGGCTACAGGAGAATTCTTTCTTAAGCATAATGGAGTGGTATCGACGATACCTATGCCACAAGCGTTAGTAGATAGAATATTTGATTCCTTAGATAAAGATCTAGACTTTATGCCTTTAGTTAAGATGTGGACTAGATGGTTGCGTAACCCAATCTTGTGGAGAAAGATGAGACAAGGTCATGGGAACGATTTCTGTGAGAGATTCTTTAACTTTGTAAACTTGCAATATGAGCATCCAAAGTTTAAAGAAGAACTTATAGAACAAGGTCTTACTGATGAAGCAGCTTCTAAAAGAGCAATGATGTACCAAATGAAAATCACCCATGAGGGATTACTAAATGGTTACAAGGTCTCTAGAGAAGTGCTTCATAAGTTTGACAAAGAAACCGGTGAGCAAATTGATAGATACAAACGTACTTTCAATCCTGACACTGGTGAGATAGAAGGTAACGGATTACCAGAACATGTAGAAGACAGATTATTTGAACCAGCCGTTATGGGTAATGGTGGAGATGCTTTCTTCTGTGAAGGAGCTAATGGCTTTTCTGGTCCAGGACATTTTATCAAAGTTGGATGTACTCATAGATTACCTGAGTGGACTCAAATTAACGTTAATGATACTGTATCATGTGTTAAGGGTCTTCATATTGGTGGCCTTAAGTACATTGCTTATTATAGTGGTGAAATTCACAATATATTTGTTGACCCTATGCATATAGGTGCAGTACCTTGTGATGAAGATGGTGCTATTAGATGTAAGCAGTATTTTGTTCATTCTTCCTTAGTAGGTGTGAATGGATCAATATACCACAGCTCTAGCTACGCAGCTATGACTGATGCAGAATGGGATCAGATAAGAGAAGAAGCAGTTCAGTTCAAATCTGATGTCAAAGTTCAGTGCGACAAGGAAGTTGCAGAGATTAATGCTCTGTAGCTAGTGTTTAATTGGTGATATAGGGGGTTAACGCCCCCTTTATCTACTTTAATAAAAATTATAATATGAAAACTTTATTAATAGATGGGGATAGTCTTATTTACTTTGAAATGGGTAAAGAGACTTTAGAAGAAGCTTTAACTAGCTTAGATGGTCGTATACTAGAAATGTTGAATCAAAGTGAAGCTGACAAATATGCTGGATTTATGACAATAGGTAAATGTTTTAGATATAAAGAAGCTAAAACTAGAAAGTATAAAGGAAATAGAAAACATGGCGACAAGCCTATTATTTTCTATGCTTTAAAACAATATTTATTGCAACATTGGAAATTTGAGTACGTTTCAGAGTTAGAAGCTGATGATTTAGTAGCAGTATATGGTGAAGGATTAGATGGTAATACAGTTATATGCAGTCCTGATAAAGATGTTTTATATCAAGTTGAGGGCAAGCATTATAATTATAGAACTGCTGAATTTATACACACTACACCAACTGAAGCTGAGTTATTTCTTTGGAAGCAAATGCTTATGGGGGACTCAACAGATGGTATTCCTGGAATACCTAAAGTAGGTGAAAAAACTGCAGCCGCATGGTTAAATGACGTACAATTACAGGAAATGCCTGCTTTTGTTTTAAATAAATACATAGAAAAATTTGGTAACTTGGAAGGAATTAGTAGATTTGCAGAGACATTCAAACTTGTATATATCTTAAAATCCAAAGAAGACGTTCTGAGGATGACTGGCATCGAACTACCTGAATTAGTTACTAATGTCGTAAATATTTAATATGTCAATAAAATGCAAAGAAGTAATTCTAACACCAACTGGTCCTCTAGGATTTAAAATTCACGGAGGAACTTCAGCTATTGTACCACAACTTCAGGAAGATAAAATAGTATCGCTAGCAATGCCTGGTGACTATTTTATTGCAATAGGTGATTCTATTAAAATTAAGAAAAAGCCATACAAAGTCAATATAATTGAAAAATCACTAAAACATGGTACTCTTAGTTTTAATTTAAAAATCGCAGAACGAACAAAAAGCTCTCTATTTCTAATGCCTATGCTTGGCGGAAATAGACATTTATTTATGTATAACAACCAGCTGTTAAATTGTTTTGTAGGCTGGGAGGAATATACTGATAAAATTGTTTTACTTTACAGATGGTCTAGCGACCCTTTGTTTGCAAAGTTTGAGCAAGCTTTAAAACAATTTGAAGCATTTGAACATTCGTTTGATCCTGACCCATATCATGTAGTGTTTATTTTTAATATACCAAAAGTACACACTAGAAATTTTTACAATTTTAAAGAAAGTAAATATTCTAAGTTAGATGATGTTTATAAACTTAGGATATTAGATTTCCATGAAATGGATATAGATCAAGCTTTAGGTCAAATATTATTTAGATCAGAAGAAAGACGATTAAATTTAGAAGAAAAATTAGACGCAGAGATAGATAAAAATTCAGAGTTACTCAGTGCATTAGACATGCAAAAAGAAATGTTAAACTTAAAATATTATTTAAATGAAAAAAAAGAAATGCCAGGACTCGAATACTAATGTAACAATGTCTGTTCCAGAAGGACTAGAGTTCGATACTCCATATAGTATGCATAATAAACATTATTGGGACACAGAAAGAAATAAACCTTGGAAAGTTCCTGAAAAAGCGGATTTTGCTTGGCATCTAGATAAGGTTACAGAGCAAATTACTTCTTTATTAAAAGAAAAGAATGCTGCTTACGGAGACAGTGCCTTGAAGCCTTTAAATATTTTTAGTAAATTAGATGCGGTAGAATCTTTATGTTGTAGATTAGATGATAAGATTGCTAGAATAAGTAATAAAGGTATTAATGATCAAACAGAAGATACAGTTGATGATTTGATTGGATATTTATTGCTACTGAAAATGGCTATGGAAAGAAAATGATGGTAGTTATTTGGCCATCATAGAGATAAGGGGGTTATATACCCCCTTATTTTTTTCTAACAACACAACGCATATTTTTTTTCTAACGCCTCTTAATACCTGTCGTATTTGTATTGATCACTAGTTTCAAAAGTTTTAGCAAATGCATTTAAACCAGGTATCATTTTAAAAGTATAGTGGAATCTATTATTTCTATCTCTATTACTATCTTCTCCTAATAGATCATCTCTCATCTCGTCTACAGTATTACTACTAAGTTTCATAACTTCTCTACCTAAAGATAGTAATGGTATACCTGTAGCCCTTCCTGATTCTAAGAATTCTTGTGGTTGTGTAAATACTGCAACTTCACGATAAGTTCTATTTACTACTGCGTATAGTTTTCTACCCGCATAACTTTGTCTTATATCAATTTTACCATCATCATCATAATCTCCACCCATTAACATTAGTAATGACATAAATAATAATGTTAATCTCATTTCCATTAAATGTGCTCTAATATTTGCTCTTTTCATTTCAAGGTAATCTTGAAACATCGCCTCTCTTTGAGAAAGATCTTTAAGTCTATCGCTGAATTCTGGATTGTCTGCATTATTAGCGGCCCATTGATCAAACTTAGCACGAGCTAAATCTTCTTTTATTTTAAATTGATTAGTAAGTCCAAATGTAATAACATCTGTTCCAATATTTACTAGATCTTTTCCTAATACTCCTACATAATCTAGTAAAGCAACTTCCTTATCTAGTGCCTCTGCAGGTCCCATAACTTCGCTAAGCCCTAAGTTACCCCAAGTGCTCATCCATGTACCCTCATCAAATGTTTTTAGTATATTATCATATCTCTGTCTACCAAACCTTTCCATTGCTATACCTGGCAGCCAAGATTTATAGTGCATCATAAATCTCATTAATAGTGTATTGTTATACAATGCTATATCTTCATCAGTCATTGTACCTTTTACTTTATCACTTATACGTCTAGTTACATTACGAAAATGTCTTTCTTGTTTTTCAGTCATCCCTGGTATAGTAACTATATACCTATCTACTGCTTTGTTAGATATATTAGTTGCTGTACCTTCCCAAGCAGGATTTTCTTTAATCTCCATTAACTCTAGAAGAGATTTTGTTCCTTCTGGTAATTTAGAGAGTACTTCTACTTCATTAGTTTCAGGATCTAACCCATAATTCTGTGCAAGACTATATATTACAGTAGCATCAATACCACGGTCAGCGGTAGATAAAAATGAGAACCATTTATCATTAGTCATATGCCTTGTAACATAATTAGCTGATAAAGTATCTGCTCTATTTTGAGCATCATCTCTTTGATAAATCATAAAATGCTCTGCTAATGCTCTCATTTTAGGATCTGCCTTCATTAAAGCGCCTTGAGCTGTTTTTAAAGCTTTTTTAGTAATAAACCTACCTTTTGCTGCTTGTTGGTATAATCCAAATTGTCCTGCAAAAAATGCACCTGCTGCTACTGGCATTTTTATACCAAGCGCCATCATCGAGTGATATTGTTTTAAAGCTAATACTGTTTTAAGTCCACTTAGTTTTCCTATTTTGAAATCCTTAGCATCTAAAGTATTTCCAAAAAAGTATTGATCAATATATCCTGTAAACACGTCTGCATTACTTCTAGTTTCAAATAACTTCCTAGTAGCTCCAGATAATGTAGGTATCACATTACCAAATGCATCTGTATCAATTTCTTTAGATACATTATCTTTTAAAAGTTGTTCCATTGCCATTACTTCGGGGAGAACTTCCATTTTCATTTTATAGTCTGTTGCTGCATTTAAAAGTAATAATAAACCTTTACCTAAATCTCTACTTTTTAAAGAAGGGTCTACGTTACCATTTGCATCTACAATAGGCCTAATAAATAATTTAGGTATTTTTCTAATAAGTTTACCAGTATTTTCATCTCTTAAACCTAGAGATAAGTCATGTTCTCTTACTTGTAAATTCTCAAGTATTGCATCCATACCCAATTTGTGAGTCCCATTTTGTTGGTGCTCTAGCATATCTTTACTAATATTAGCTATAAAGTTTGGTCCTAATGTTTGGCCAAACATTTCTTCTATTAATCTAATTTTATCTTGGTAGTATTCATAGAATTCTCTTAAAGCTGGATTAGCTTGTATTCTACCATATTCTTCAGTTAACCATTTTTCATTTGGCTTTAAAAAATATTTACCCCCTAAAGATACAGAAGCTGTATTATAGAATTTTACAATATCATGCTGTTTATCCCAAGCAAGTAATTCTCTTGTTATAGCTTTATCATTTTTACCGTATTTTCTTTTTAGAAATTTTTCTTTATTTTTTCTATAAGTTTTAAAATTCTTATCATAAGCTTCTTGATTTATAACAGTATTTTCTTTCATCCACTTATACTCTCCTTTTTGTATAGCTCTATCTTTACCTTCGTAATATTCTGTTTGATATTTAGCAACAAAGTTTCCAGTTTTATTATTAATTAAAGGAGCGAAAGCTTCGATTGGATTAGATCCTGTATATTGAGAAAGAATAGCATCTTGTAACGCTTGTATTTCTCCTGCAGCTTGCTTTATAGATTTTCTTCTACCATAGTTTAGTTCATCTACAATTTCCCACAAGTTTCTTAAGTACGGATTATTTTGCTTTGATAGAGTTACAAAAGATCCCGTCATATAGTCAATACCTGGGTTGTAATTTTTAATACCTTTAACTCCTCTTTCATTAGCTTTCTCTGCAACACGGTCCCTAATCTTTGATTCTATCATAGACTGTGCATTTGTAACTGTTCTCCCTACTTCTTCTTGTAATTTAACTGTTTTAGCATATTCTGTAGGGTTGTTTTTTTGAAGATCTGCCATGTAATCATCTAACCTGAATAGATTCTTATAGAATATTAAATCATTATTTAAATCAACTAATTCTTCCATTGTTAAATACATTGGATTAGCATCCCCTAATTTAGTAGTAGGATCATTTTCTTGAATCTTCTTTTCTATATCTTTTAGATCTCTTTTAAGATTATTTAATACATATGCTACATCTTGGTTTAACTGTAGCTTACGCAATTGTTTCTCCATTCTCTCTTTAGCAGCTTTAGCTTTTTCAAAAGTTTCACCAACTTGAAAGTTTTTGTTTCGTAATCTCTCTTCTACTTGTTTTTTACGGCTTATAAGTTTTACTATTGTATCATTAACTTTATCGAAATCTGTCATTTCTTCAGCTACAGGTATTTGCTCTAAGAACTCACTAAATTTAGCGCCCATTTGAACAGTAGTAATGTTGCTAGTCATACCTCCTTGGGTATTATACTTATATCTAACATGTATAGGCACAATTCTAGATTGTCTTACTTTAGATATACCGTATTCATTTAAAAGTGTTTGTTTATAGGCCCCCATTTGTATGTTATAGGTATCCATTTTTACAGCAAATGGGTCATTAACTATTTTATATTGACCTCCCATATATTTAACGTATCCAGCTTCTATTGATGGAGATACAAATTTATAATCATAAATACCTGCAGTTCCATCACTATACAATACTAATAAATCTATAGTACCTCCAGTTTCAGCTCCTGAATCAATTATTAATTGCTCTGTTTTAAATACTGCCTTACCGTTTGTATTGTTTTCTTCGTTTATTCTTTTTTGCTGTGCTTTACTTTGTGCAATAATATCTTTAATTCCATTTTCAATTCTTTTAAATTGAAATTCATTAAATGGAGAGTTGGCTAGAATTTGTGATCTAGACCCTTTACCATTTGCATATAATTCTACTAAGTCTTGCATAGTAGCATGTCCAGCGGTACCTGTTTCTTTTCTTATGTTCTCTGTAGAGATTCTTCTTTTTCGTTGCTCATCCGTTTCAGGTCTTTTAGCAATTTTCATTGAGTAAAAATATTTCTTTACTTCATCAGAAACCCTACCTTTAATTACTACTCCTTCATACGGTGTTCCCGGTTTACCTACATATCTTTCTAGCTTATCACTTCCTGGTTCTACGATCCATTTTTCTTTTATACCTTGCTCTTCAGCACTAACTTGATCTAAGATATAAGATTGTGTAGTTTTATCTAATTTTTCTAGAATAGTTTCTCTAGGGTCATCTACAGTTCTAGTATCCATTTCGTAATATTCCCCAGCTTCTAATCCGCCCATTTGCTTTTCAGCGTTTAAATAGGTGCTAGCACTTTCACTTAGCATAATATATGCTGCTCTAGAGTATGGATCTCTAGTTACTTTTGCAAAAAAGTTTCTAACTGCTTGCAGCACTCTTTCAAACCACGTTTTAGCCCTATCCATCTGTGCTGGAGAGTCATTTCCTTGTATGTTCTTTACTAGTTGCTGTGCAATAAGTTTTCCCACAGCTTCTTTTTTCAATTTATTTACATCTCCTTGATATGCTTCTTGGTATCTTGGATCATTTACCACATCATCGTATACACTGTACCTTTCTATGTTATTCATCATAGAGGTAAATAATGGGTTACCGCTAGAACTTAAAAGTTCTACAAAAAAGTGAGCTGCTTCTTCTGGTAATGTATCTATTCCTGCTTTATTATTTATTACTTGAACTACTTTTCTGAGCATGTCTGCTTTTGCAACAGCATTTATTAATTTACCTTCTTTGTTTCTTATTTCACTTACAGATTCTACTTTAACCCCAATACTATCTAGAAAATTACGTATAGATTGATCTATTTGTTTGTCGGCTTTTTGCAGTACTTCATTTTCCATTTGATGGTAAATACTATCTGGATTTAAATTAGTACTTACACTTAAATGTATAATATCTCCTTTAAAATCTTTACCTACTGTAGCGTATATACCAGGGTATTCTTTTTCAATTCTTTCAGCAAGTTGGTAAGCCCCATAAGGAATATTAATCGCTGCTCCACTAGGAGTTCTTAATTTAAATCTTTCATTAATTCTATCTATCAACTCAGATGACCTAGGATTGTTAAAACTTCCTAAGTTTTCTGTAGCATGCTTTATTGTTTTATCTTCAGCTATAAATACTGGATCACCATTTACATTAACAATTCTAGGCTCTCCATTAGAGTCTACATCACCTGCTTGAAACCAATTTTTAAATGTAGGTGTATAAGTTACAGCCCATTTTTTTAAAGCAGCTTCTTTATCTAGACCTAACTCAACTATACTATTAAAAAGTTTAGATGTTTTACCATTCTCTGCAACTACTTTATCAATTTCCTGATTAACAGGGTTTCTATATACTGTACATGCCATATTTATTATTTACTTTTTTTACAATTATCTTTTTCCTTAAGAACTTGATTAACTTCGTTAGAAATTGCATCTTTACTTTTAAATAATTGCTCTGTTCCTTGTTGTCTTGTAGGATCGTAACCAAAGTCATCATAAGAATCTTTGGTAGTATAGTTGCTTGAATCTAAAGTTGTTGCTCTGTACAAAACTACACTTTTTCTGTCAACTAATTGTTTATTAGCTTTAGCTTTTTTAGCTGCTTCCCAATTTCTATACCCCATTGCTACTGCTAACTCTTCTAATCCTTCTCTGCCTTTAAGGGTAAGTCCAGCTGCTATAGCTTTTTTAGAGCCTTTATAAATATCATTAATACTTAATGTACCTATTATATCTAAGTGTACTCTCGCATCCCCATTAGTTAAATACATTCCGCTTGGCATAAGTGTTTTTGCTATAATTACAGCGCTTCCTACTTTATCTAAAACTTGTTCAGTGCCTTTAGATATGTCTAATGTATCAAGTCCAAATTTAGATACATTTGATTTTAATAAAGAATCTGTATTAGATTCAATTAAATTCATACCCATACCTCTTTTAGGTATTGCAGTAAACACATTCATAGAAGGTGTTTTTTTAGATGGTCCTGTATTTATAAATAGTTTAGTTTCGTACACAGGCTTTGTTATACTACCAACTGTTTTAACTGCCCCAGTAGGTGCTGATATACTAACATATTCATGTTGTGAATTATGAATTATGGTACCATCTTTAAATGATTGTTTTCTTTTTTCATTTATTCTATAAGGTAACCTTGGAACTATCTTGCCGTCTGATGAAGAATTTTGTATAAAATCTTCCCAAACATTATCTAAGTTTAAATTAAACTCTTCTGAATATCTATTAAAATATGGAGAGATTATATTTAATACTTCAGTACTTGGCAGCACTTGAAAAAATGCATTAGGACTAAAGTGGAATCCAGATTGTAACACACTAAATTCAACTAAGTCTTTAGCTAATTGAGGTGCAATCTCTTGTAATTCTAAATACGAGTCTGATAATAAATCAATATCAAATGTTTGTAATTTTTTACTAAACAGCTTCATATTATCTATGCTGTATTCAGGATGCTTTGGATCTTGGAACGTTTGAAGTAGAGGATATAACTCTTGTATTAATAGATTATCTTTCAATCTTGGAGAACCCTTAGCTGCTAAAATTCTTCTAGGTAAACTATTGTCTCCTCTAAATAAACTACTTATTTTGTTTTTTAAGTACGATCTCTGTAAAGGTGTATTTTGTACTATATAAGAAGATAGATGAGAGTCAAATCTTTTCATTACATATCCTATTTCATCAGCGCTTCTTCTTAATGTTGGATTTGTTAACTCGTATATTTTATCATATGTCCATTTAGAAATATATGGGTGGTATTCTTTCATATCTAATGAAGAGAACATTTTAGAACCTGCATCAAACCCTTCTCTAAAAGCAGACATAAGTGAGTATTTCCCATTTTGATTATAAATTAAATTATCTACATTTACAAATGCTTGTGTGTCTTCTACTCTTGCTAGTGCTGCTTTCATGTATTTTATAGCTGTAGGGCCACTTAATTTACTAGTATCAAATTTAGTAGCTGTTGTTAGTAAGAATAAAAAATCTGCGTATTCTTGATACCTTATAAAATCATCTAAAATTTGACTTTGCATTTGTTTTTCAACACGGCTTAACTCAGAAATATCTTTTCCAACCATATCTTTTAAAACATCAGCATTAAATTTAACAGGCTCTGATTCAGGCCTTGCTCCATATTTTGTTTTTAATGTAGAATACATATCTTCTTTACCCATGTAAGATTTACCTCCACTATATTGAGCAGCTAAAGATCTTTGAGTTTCATTTAGATTTACATAGTCATCTATAATTGGCTGTGACATAAAGTATGCAACTTGGTCTAACGGAACTCCCGATCTAACTAACATCATATGTATTGGTGCATATTCTACACCAGCATTAATATCAAATACAAAATCTTCTTTCGTTACATCAACATACCCGGTAACGTACTGAGCTAAAACAGAAGATATTTTCATTCCACCATTTACATCACTAACTCTAGATAAAGAGTATCCTGTTCCTGCAAAGTTTAATTGTAGATCTATTTCAGGGCTCCAATCTAGCCCCGCTCTTTGTGCTTTAGCGTGTTGTGTTGCTGTTACAGCTACAATACCTACACCCCCTAAACCAGACCACATACGGTAAGAAGTGTTAACTAAATTTCCAAAGCTTAATTTTTTATTAAACATGGTAGATTGGCCTTTACCTTTACCTCTCTTATCTCTAAGTGCAGCAATTTCTCTTGCTACATTCTTAACTTCAAATGCACCAACAGGCGTTATAAGCTGATCAAAACTTTGTGGATTTTCTAAAACAGTTTTAATTATTTCTTGTACTCTATTTTGTAAAGCTACTTGTATATTTTGGTCAGATATTGGAAGCTTACTGAATTGACTTAAAGTCAAATCTCTAGGCTCTTCTTGCTTCATAACTTCATACCTTTCTTCAACTGTTGAATTTTCATCTGTTAAATAAGGTATTCTAGAAACAGTATTACTTTCTTCATTATATGTATAGTTAGGGAAGTATAGAGTTAATTTATCAATATCATAATCCGATCCAGACTTTCCTACTATTTCAGAAGGTACTATAATTGTAGACCCCGCTGATGGTGGTAGGTATCCTACTACTTCTATAAAATCTATAGAATTTAATCCCTCTGTAGGAATACGGAATCCTATTAATTGCTTAAGTCCTTCATCAATATTATTGGCATCTATTAAGTTACCTAAACCTAACTCTTTAAATCTATGCGGAAGCATTACCTGCATAGCTAATGTTTTGTCTTTTCCAGGTCTGTAGAACTTTAAAGGTTTAAGCATAGCTATATCGATGTTATCTTTATTTGCTTGCTCGTAATCTTTTTGTTTTATTGCTCTTGCTTGAATCTCTAAACCGGTTGCAGCTTGTAATACCATCATATCACCAGGCATCTTTCTTTTGATAACTGAGTTTGTTACAATAGCATATAGTATTGATTCTATTTTATCTCTTTCAAATAATTGATTTATAAATGGATTATCACTTTTAAGCAATGCTAATATACCGTTCTTTGTGTGCATTGGCATATCACGCTTATCAAGCTCTGATATAATAGCATCAGATAGAACTTTCATATCTTTAGCTAAATATCTCCCATCATCTTGCATTTCAAGATTTAATCTTTTAGTAAGTTTTTCTATATCTCTCTTAATTAGTTGATAACTAACTTCGTGATATTCGTCGATTACACTTTCCAGACCCGCTTCTTTATATACTTCACTAACCTGTCCATTTTCATATATATTTATAGGAAGCAATGATGTAAGCTGTGTTCCTGCAGATACTTTGTTTTTTATTTTAGGTGCTATCTCTACTTGTATTCCTACTTGAGAAAAATCAAACTCTAATAATCCTAAAGGCTCTCCATCTTCTTCAGATAATTCCATCGGCTTGTAACTTGAGTAGTTACCATCTTCTTGATAAAAAGAATCAAAGTTTTGACCATCGATTGTAGGAGCCCCCACTTTAACTACAGAGTTAAATACCATATAGTCTATATCATTATCAACCATATCTTGATTAATATCATCATAAGTTCTACCTGGCATTAATTGAGGTATTAATGGGAACAATGCAAATTTGTGGAATGTCATAAGTCTTACATTATCCTCTATAAAAGGAGCAAATACTTGCGGCTTTAATGCTGGGAAATATGCTAAGTCTTCATTGGCTATAGTATCACCATTCATTATTTTTTGATACAAGTTTTCTTGTGCATCAGTCCATTTACCTGCTCTCCACAATAAACTTCTATAAGCATCTAAATGCATAAATCCACCGCCATCAAACTCATCCATGTTATTATAAGTTTGCTCTAAAATATTTTCACCCTTTTCATTTAAATTATCTAACATGCTAGGGTTTAATACTCTCACAACATCTATATAATCTTGTAAATACGGAGAATCTACTTTAACATCTCCTCTAACGACTGTCTTTATTTTAGAAGAATGCTCTTTATTCATACCTAAATTTTCCATATTGTTATTCATCCACTCTAATAAGTGTGGGTCAGATGATGGGTAAATTTTAGTACCTGATACTCCTGAAGTTCTTTTAAATAGATCTTTATACAATGCTAAGTCACCTAAAAATAATTTACTTTGTTCAATAACACCAGTCATGTGCTCATATGTTAATTGTTCTGAGAGAACTCTAACAGTACTTGGCATTAAAGTAGATGTGTCTGTAGTATTGTCTTGTGACACCATTTTTAGTTTAGATACTAATTGGCTATTAATACCTACATTATACGAGCTTCCTTGTTTGCCCGGTCTAATGATATTAAAATCTAGTAATGAATTAGTAACCTCTTGAACTCGTACTTCTAAAAATTCATTAAGTTTTGACTCTACTTCTGGACTAGAAACGATCTGTGCTATCTTTTCATCTGAAAGTTTTTTAGATAAATCTTTACGGCTAATATCAATTATACCTTTAAAGAATCTAAGTTCCCCTCCTTGATCTGCATAGTTTTCTATTCTCCTTAACTTACTTGTTTTATTTGAATTAAATATAGTTGCAGTTTTTATTTCATCAAATAGGTATCCCTGAAGCCTTTTTACCATATCTTGTTTAGATAAAGTTAAACTAGCAGGAACTCCAAAGCCTATTCCATACTCTGTTTTTTTATCTGCTGTTCTTATAAACGGCATAATACCATTCCCTAATATAGCGTTAACTTGCATACCTGCTATATCAGACGGTGTGCTTTTAGATAATCCTTTACTTCTACCAAACTCTTGTTTTATATCTTCTAAGACTGATATTTCTAATTTTCTACCTTGCTGTGCCATACCCTGTAAGTATACAGAATTAGCTAAGTTAGCATGACCTAATAATTCTACTACTCTTTCAGGATTGTTATTTAATTCTGAAGCCGTTACATCTAAATGATTCTTTAGACTAATTCCATAAACTTTTTTACCTGCTGCATTTATATGGATTAAATCTACAGCGTAGTTTGTTTTTTCTATCTCTACATTCATTAAGACTTTTAACCTACCTTGTATGTCTCCCTCGTATAAATCGCTTATTGGATTTGATAATACTTCATTCAATGTCCAAGTTACAGCATCTTTAATCTCATTACTGTCCTCATATTTCTCCATAAACGCTGGAGTATCTGAAAATTTAATTCCTATAGCAGATAATAAAGCCGCTGCTTGTAGAGAGTCTTTTGGAACTTTAGACCACTCTTCTAAAGATTTTGTTACTTTATTGATTGTAACTTTAGCATTTTTATCTACTACCATTTTACCATCTTTAAGAACACCTACACCATCTATAATAGATTTTCTAAAGTTTAATTTCCATGTATTTCTAACAAGATCATCTATTCTACTAGAATTATTATCCAGTAAAAATCTACCTCCTTGTCTATCTATAGATTGCATATGGAAAGTTCTATTAGCTTGATTAAATTGTTGAACAACTCTAGTAATCATTCTAACTTGAGGTCCAGTTTTATCTGACCAGTCATTAGTACTTAAACCTAATCTTTTAACAAGCATTTTTAACTCAGGTCTAGTTTGAGTAAGCTCTAATAGTTCTTCTACTATAAACTCAGGATCTGTATTAGCTAGCTCTTTGTATAAAAAGGCCATAGTTGAACCAAAATCTACTAGTTTTGGGAATCCGCTATTATTATATACTAATTGTCTTTTACCATTTATTTCTTGTGTTGCAGGTAGCGTAGATATTAATAATCTAACCGGATGTGGTAAAGTTAAATTAGGATCTATTTCTGATTGCGCAGTATCAAACCCTACTCCAGTTCGCTCATCTTCACTTATCTCTAGATCATCTAGTATTTCCATTTTGAATCTTTGTAAATACGCTTTATGCTGATCTTGGAAAAACTCCCAATTACTTTTAATTAATCCTCTTGTATTTTGTACTTTATTTATTTGATCTTGTACAAATTCTTTTTGTGTTTTACTTTTAGCTACTGCTAACTGCTGCTGAAGAGCTGTTTCTCTGTTCTGTAGAGACCCTAGCATTTTATTATATACAGTATTAGACTGTCCAGGTCCCCCGTAAAGACTGTTAATTGCAGAACTTACCTTATCTTGTTTAGATGTATCAAATATATCTTCTATTTCAAATAATCCTTTTTCAGCTGCTAAATGGAATAGCTGTACTGTCATTCCTTCTACAGTATTATTTATTAAGGTAGGGCTAATTGCTGCACCTTCCATGTAAGCTTCCTCATTTGAATCGTACAAAGTAATTTCTGTTGTAGGATTTGCAAAGTATCCTCCATGTATTTTAGACATTAAGTTTTCTACTCCAGATGTAGAGTCTGTAAAGAAATTTAAAGCTGCAAATATTTTATCAAATAATCTATCTAACCAAGATTTTTTTACATTTTGACCTACTCTGTAATCTCCATCAGCTAAAACATACGCTCTAAACTCTTCAGCTAACCACTCATCTATCTCTCTATCTGTAAACTCAGATAATTTTTTAACATCTCCTTTAAATGTTCTAGCAGTCCCTCTAAGCTTTCTAGCTTCGTCATACATCTTAAACCTATCCTCTTTAGAAATAAGCCTTCTAGTAACACCATGCCATGTTTCATGGTACACTACACCATCTACATCCATTTCACTAGATAATAATATATTACCATCTTTAGTGAACTTACCGTATCCTTTACCGTCTATAAGACCTTTTACTAAATTGATACCAATTAATGGATTTCCATTTTTATCTTTAGGCATATTAGCATTAAACCATTTAAGTTGTCCGTCTAGGTCTACTAGCTGTTCATTTTCAAATTCTACAGAAGACTTTAATAAAAATGGAGAATCATCTTCCGCATCCTCATCTTTATTAGGATCATAGTTAGTAAACGGACTGTTTTCCATATTTTGTTTACCTTGATCCATATTTACTTTTTGAATAACTTTTGATTCTTGTGTAGGAACTAAGGCGCCTCTAAGAGCTTCAGCTATACCCGCCGGAAGATCTTTACCTTTAGCTACATTAATTATACCTTCAAAAATTACATTACCTTCGTTGTCTAAAACTTGAACTGGAGTAGGCTTTAACTGTTCTTCTACAATTTTTGAAGCTTCTTCCTCAGTCATTAATGATTTTTCTGTAGTGGTTACTACAACTTCTCCTGTATCTGTTACTGTAGCCTCAACTACAGTTGGTGAATTTTCTTCCGCATTCTCTTGATTTTCTATCCCATTTAATATTTCATCTTTTGTTTCAGGATTACCATTATGCTTAAGATACATATTCATAAATTGTGGTACTGTACTTTGCTCAACGTCTTTAGATTGCGAAGAGTCTAAGTTCATATTTACTGTTACTGGAATATCCGTTATGTCTCTACCTTTAGTAGATAATAAATACTCTGTGTAATTTGCCCACTCTATTGTTTCTACTTCTAGATCATTATTTACTATAACTTCTACATGCGCTTCATACTCAGGAGGGAAGTTTTTCTTTTTAGCATATAGTTTAGCTTTTCCTTTAGCTGCTTTTATTGCTTTTGATTTAGCAGCAGTTGCTGAAGTTCTAGCTTTCTCATCACGTCCTAACCTAGTACTATTAGCATTATGTATAAGTAAAGGTAAAAACTCTAAAAGCTCAGTGTGCTCCGCTGCATACTGCTTAGGATCTGATAATTGCTCTAAAGTAATTTTTTGTCCTTTGTTTCCATAGTGTATAGCGTCTGTTTCTAGCCAAATAGAATACTCTTTTAATTTTCTATCCTTAGCTTGCTTACCAAAAAATATCATTTCAGACAATATAGTAGTAAGTCCTTTGCCTCCAATTAGAGCAGCTTCTTCTCCACTCATCTGATCTTGTGCCACTAACTTTTGTCTAGTAGCAAATAGTCTTAATAGATTGTAAACATTATTTTGCGCATTTTCTCCTAAGTTTTGAGGCCATCCTCTAACTAGGTTACCTTTAATTCCAGACATACCTGGTTTAGATAAGTATAAAAATCCGTTTGGAACATTCCATGAGTTCCCACCAATATTTATATTAGCTCTACTTTCACCCTTTGTTCCTAAAGCTGCTTTAAGTTGGATGTCTTGCACATGTTTTTCATCTTGAACTAATCTCCCTAAAACAGACCCTCTAGATTGAGGATTACCGTTTTCCCAAATAGTCATACTTTTTGACTTTCCAGATATTCTATAGTACAAAGGAACCTGCGCAGTTAATAGCTTTTGTCTATCTTCACTATGTCTATCTGAAACTTCTTTAACAGCTGCTTTTATAGAGCCATCTTCATTTAAATCTCTATCTACATTGTATCTATACTCTCCTTCTGGGCCTGTTAATTTAGCAGTAGGCATATCAGTATATGCTAGTTTACCATCAATCAATACAGGATTAAGATCTTTATCTACAAGAACAAGTTTTATGTTTTCATTTTCTTCAGTTGTAGCATCTTTAAGGTCTTTTAAATATACAAACTTTTTAGTGTAGTCTATATCTCCAGTATTAGAGTCAAAAAATATTATTTGATCCTGCAGCTCAGCAGGAATATTATTTCTATGTATAACCATTAATCTGTTTCCAGATTTCTTTGACCAATCAGTTACATTCTCAGTAGCTCTAAAGAATCTCATTTGAGACATTACATGCTCGTAGTGCATTTTTTCAGATTCTGTTAAATCTCTCTCTGCTAATATTTCTTGATAATCTGCAAATGCTGTAAGAGCTGCTTTATGATTTCCAGCTGTTTTTGTAAAAGGAATATCTAAAATACTAGGTCTGTTGTTATCAGTAACACCATTGTCAGACCATAACTGATCATCTGTATATTCTACATTTATATTTGTATTTTTTCCTTTGTCGTCTCTAACCTCTTTTTCAGCGGGAGTCATAACACCCTCTTGCCACCTTATAAATTCTGACAAGGTATTTGTAATAGCCTGCTGCAGTACTTGGGCTTTGCCTTGGTTATCTAGTTGAGTTTTGACTCTACCTAAATCTTCAGTTAAAGATTCTTTAGTAGAGGCTTGCATTTCTTTAATCTGGTTTTGTAAGGTTGCTATATCTCTATCGATACTTACCAACTCGTTAGAAAGCCATGCCTGGTCCTCCATTGTTAATCCTTCTGGTGGGAACATCTTAACGTTACCACTCTCATCAGTAAATTTATTTAAAACATTTTCTACATCTTTTCTATGCTCAGAAAGTTTAGTAAGCTCTTTTTGAAATTTTGCTAAGTCTTCATTAATTAATTCTAAGAATTCATTAGGCACATTATCAGATGCAAACATATTTAAAAGTTCTTTTAGAACTTGTTTGTCTACTTCTTTACCCTCTTCTTTACTAGTTAAAGCTAAATCTGTTAGAGTATTCTTATCAAAATATCCTTGATCTACAAGACCTTTATAGAAATCTTCTTCAGATATTAACCCTAAGAATTCATTAATTAATTCAAATGCATCCTCTTGTGTAGCAGGTCTTTCTAATATATCACTAACTGATTCTGGGTTAGTTAATAGATTATGTATTACTTGTATTTTTAAAGAGTGTTCTTCTAGCGTAGCTATTGCATCTACTAATTGACTTTCTTTGCCTTTTAATTCGTTTTCTTTTGCTAAGATCTCTGCTAATGCTTTTTGAGCACCTTCAATGCCAAATTTACCTTTCTTACCTATAGCATTTAGATTAACATACAGCTGATTATTTTTATCTCTTTTAGCATTTTGTATTGCACTTAATACTTCTTGAGCGTTTTCTGCAATCTCTAATAGTTGAAATTGAGTTTCATAAACTTCTTCATTAACTGCTTCTAGATTAGCTACCAAGTCTCTTTCCAGAACATCTATACTGGCCTGTAATCCTTCTAACTGCATCGATGCTCTATCTACTATCTTCCAATTCTCTAATGACTTATTTGATGGGTCAAAGGTTTGGAATTTAGTTTGTTTAGTTTCTAGAGCTTCAGTAAGTTTATCAATTTCTTCTTGATCTCTTGGAGTTTTATTAACTTTACCTGACAACTGCTCTAAACGCTTAAGCATTTTAAAAGTTTCTGAATCTGGAATAACAACTAAACCTTTATCTCCTTGTTCTTTATAGTATGCTCTATAAGTTTTCTTTTCTCCATTTTTATTAGTATAATCAAACTCTACTATCTTACCTCTATATTTTCTAGCTAGATTTTTTTCATAGTCTGATAACCCTTTAAACTCCTCAGATTGTGTTACATCTTCTATGTATTGTTCTACTTGTTGTATCTTATCTTCTCTAGCATCTGGGTCTATTAGTTGTTGAACTAGATTTAACATTCTATGTCTTTGCGCTCTAATATTTCTAAGATCCTGTAACTTCTGTATATACTCGTCTTTCTTCTTTAAGTATTGCGCTGGATTTTCTTTTTCAAATTTATCTAAAACTTGTTGTTCTTCAGAAGATAGGTTAGGCGCTACTCCTTGTTTCATAGCTATAGCTAAATCTACCATTTGCTCCCTAACTTCATCAAGCTCGTATAAAACTTCTAAAGCTTCTATATCTTTACCTGAGTTTTCTAAAGCTTCAGCTTTCTTTTCTAATTTACTAGCTTTTTCTGAAAGACCTTGCAATACTAGTTGCGGGTGTGCTGGCTCAGTAAATTGCTTTATACCTAACTGCTTTTTAATTTCTTTCCCTACTTTAGAATTTTCCATTACATCGACAGCTTTCTGCCCTAGCTTATCCATTGTAAAGTTTTTAACTCTTTGTAAGAAGCTTTCATTTTCTGCTTTATCGTTTGCAGGAATATCTTCTATTTGTTCTGCTGATAAATCTAAACCTTCGTTAGTTAATTCTTCAATTAATAATTCTTCTCTAGCATCTAAATCTTTTGCAGACGAGTACGCGTGTACTAATGCTTTTCTATAATTATCATTTACATTTATACCATCTGTAGAAGACATAAGCTCTTTAATTGCATGAGCCCTTTCTTTATGTTGCTCAATAACTTTATTTTTTCTATCTTCTAAAAATTCAGCTCTTTCTTTTGTAGACATATTTGATGTCATGTCTCCATAATCAAACATCTCTTCAAATGCATCGTTCTCCATACTACGAATATCTTCAAGACTTTCTATTACATCTCCAAAGTAACCTGCTTTCATTCTATGGTATACATAACTAAAAAATGCATCATGGTCAGCATTTTTATACGCAAAATTATTATCTGTTAGTAAAGCATACTCTCTACTTTTATCAGCACTAGTCATGTCTGAAGCCATCTCAAAATTAGTTTTTATGGCTTGAAGAGCATCAGGATTTTTATTCATGTAATCAGCTAGATCGCTTAAATCTTTTCGTTCTCTTATACGCTCTTGGATAGATTCCTTAATACCTCCTTGCCATCCTAATCCAAATTCTCTTTGTCCTGTATCTGGGTTAGTTTTAACAAATGTTGGAAGACCTAATCCACCTAAAATAAAGCCCATAAAAATTTCCTTTTGTCCTTCAGGGCTACCATACGCTTCTCCAAAAGAATCGTAAGTATTACTTAACAATCCTCCTAAAGCTTCAAGAGAAGTTGGGTTTTTACCATCAATATAATACTGTTCTGCTGCTTTTTGTCCTGCAATATCTGCTAATTTTTGCCCACCCTCTTCTACAAATCCTTCATACAATGGTCTTTTAAGCACAGTATACAAACCTCCACTTATTTTTCTAAATGTATTGTAATCTTTATATTTAGGTAATAAGCTAGTTACACCATCTTTTTTAACTTTTTTAAATTTTCCAGATAGATTCTTTTTCATTCCGGCTGCTCCTTTACCAAATATTTTTGGAAACATTAACATGTTGCTGTAGCCTACTAATGCTGCATTAGCGGCAAACACACCATTAGCTGTAGAATAAGCTATTTGATTTATGTTTAGCATGTCTTGTTCTGTAGGAGCTTCTCCTGTTCGTTCAGTATGTAGATCTACTAAATTAGAAACTGTACTATCAAAATTATGTCTTGCCTCTACTCCAGACTCATACATTGCACCGGTAGCAAATCTACGAGCAGCAACTAATCCTTGATATATTTTTTCATTTCTATTTATTCTTTGTAGGTTAGCATTTCCTTGGATAGCTTTTTGACCATAAGATGTGTTTCTTAACGCAGCTATTCTCTTCATGTGGTTAGCAGCTTTTGCTGGTATTAGAGCGCTAGCTAATCCAGCTGTAGCAAATTCTGATATAACAGCACCTGCCACAAAAGATAATCCGTTTGCCATACCATCTGTCCAAAAGTTTGCAGCTCCCGGTCCAAATGCAGCTTTAAATGCCCCATATTCAGCTTCTTTTGATGTGTAGTAATTTGGAAGCGATTCTCTAACAGATTCATTTATATCATCTAAACTCCTTTGAAAATCGTTATTAAAAAACTTACCCCAAGTAGAGCTCTTACCAAATCCATCTCTAAACCCTGAATCAATAACTTCTGCTAACCCTACACCTAACCCCACAGTATTACCTAAGACGTTAGTGAATATACCTACTGGTAATTGTGCTCCATAAGATCTTGTAAATTTTTCACCAAAGCTTTGTCCTTCTGCTCTAGTATCATCTATATCGCTTTCATTTATAGAAAAAGGTCTGTCAATATACTTATCATATTCATCATAATCAACACTAGAAACTTGAGTCCCTCCTGTAAAAGGATTGGCTATACCTCTAGAAATTTCACCTGCTCCAGGACCAAAAAAGTTTTGACCTAAAACACTTTCAGGTTCTTTTTCATCTTTAGTAGTGTCAATAATGTTGTTAGAATTTAACTCTGTACCATCTCCAGGTTGAAGTAAACTATCATCTGTTAATCCACCTATTTCTTTTTTTTCTTGCATATATATATTATTTGTAAGCTACTTCGTCTGTGCTTCTGCCCCTCATTTTAGCTCTCAGTTGTGATACTAAAGTAGGGTTTTGTTTTTGATATAAAGCCCATACAGATTCATTTAATTTACCATTTACTAGCCACGGTAAGTTCTTACCTTCATGCTGCAAATATAACATTCCTTGCTGATCTTTTACAAATTGATTGCTATATTCTGGCTTTCCTAGAATAATGTCAAGTAAATATTGATCTTCATACATTCTTTGGTATTGTAAAACAGTTTCTTGAGTACCTCCAACACCTGCAGCTGAATACTGCGCCTGTAGGTCAATATACTCTCCTAAGTTTGCACTTCTACCTGTAGATCTTTTAATTTGAACTAGCTGTTGTCTTATAGCTTCTTGGTACGCTAAATTAGGTAAGCCCATTTTTAGCGCAGTGTTTCCTAATAATCCAGACTGTAGTTGTTGTTGTAAATCTCTACCTGGTTTTAACTCCATAATTTTAGATACTCCATTTTTATTTCTAAATTGGAATCTTAAAGGTTGATTTGTTAAAGGATCAGCCTCGTACACATCTGTAACTTGACCTCCTTGCCATAAATCCATATTAAGATTACCATTTTTATCTGTACCTAAAAACTCTTTTAAATCTTCTTCACTAGTAACTCCCATGATATTCCAATCTTGGAATGGGTCAGAATTAATAATAGTTTTATTTATAGATTTTTGTATTTTTTCTCCATCAGCACCACCGTCAGTAGTATATCCATTTTGAGTTAATGTCATACCATTCTTTTCAATATGATCCATTACAGCATCTCCTGTTATACCATTATCTTCAGCGGCAAACCAGCTATATGTACCCATAGCTAACTCTTTTAACCTTGGAATATCTTCTTTAGTATAGTTAGTACCTAAAGCCTCATTAATCTTTTTAACATCCATGTCTTTATCATCCTCATCACCAAACAATTCCTCCATTAACTGATCTTCTTCACTATCTACAAGAGCTCCCCACAAACCTTCTAAAGTGCTTAATTCACCGCTATGGTTGTTAGCAGCACTAGCTCTGTGCCAGTCTCTTACATTTCTAAATTTATCCATTTCCATAGCAACACCTTCTGCTACACCACTAATAAATCCAGTAGCACCACCTATAAGTCCTCCACCTAGACCTCCACCAAGAGCTCCAGCAGCAGTACCTACACCCGGAACGATAAATGTTCCTCCAGCCGCACCATATCCTGCACCAGTAGTACCACCAACAGCAATTCCTTGTAGACCTCTAGTACTTGCATTACCAAACACATTACCATAATCAGTATCACTGTCGTAAGTATTAATAGTTAGCATTTTAGTTAACTCAAAGAATTTCTCATCTCCATCTTGGTTATGTGCTCTTTGTAATTCATTCCATCTATCTAATTTTGCTTGGCCTCCTTCTCCTTGGTTTAGTAAATAAGCCTTTACAGAATCATCTAACATGCTTTGATTAAATGCAAGTCTAGCCATTTTATCTTCATCTGACATATTTGGATTTTGCAAAATAGATAAATTTTGTAGTGCATTTAACTGAGGCTTATCATTTGTTATACCTTTAGTTGAAGTTGTTCCAGAAGTCATAATACCAAGAGGTAATCCTAAAGAAGATGTTCCTCCTTCTCCTTTCTTTGGAGCTGTTACTTTATCGTATACATATTGTCTAGTAAATCCTTTAAGACGATGCATTATATCTTTTTTAGCTAAAACTTGTTTTTGCTCATCACTTAAATTATCTGGAAGTTCTAATTCTACAAGTCTTCTAAAATCTTGTTTTCCTGCATCACTTTCTATATAGTTATTATACATCATAGCAGCTACTCTGTCTGCTTTACCTACAGTAATTCCTTCCCAATTATAATTAGTATCTGCTTTAATAGTCTTAAGTAATCCAGACATTTCTGCATCATAATCTAATCTTTGCTCAACCATTGGTTCATATATATTACTTCGGAATATTTCAGCTTCTTTATCAAAATAGTAAGATACGTGATTCTTTGCAGCTCCTTGACCAAAGTCTAAAACTTGCTTTCCTTCCATTCTAGCCTTTCTTAAAAACTCTAATTCTTGAGCTCTATTTACGTATGATTTTTTAGCTGCTATAAGTCCAGGATCTTGATCTACATGGTTAGCAGCATCTTGTATTGCAAGTCCCGCATTCTCATAATCACCCTGTTCATTAACATTATTTAAAAACCCTTTTACTTCTTTTTTAGCCGCTTCTACTAAAGCTTTATCTCCATCCATTACTTCTAATTGCGCTAAAGTACGATCAATCATATCTTTACCTTGCTTGTTTTGATCGTATCTTTGTCTAAGAACTTGATTTACTTGAACAGATTGAGGGTCAACATACTGACTTACAAAAGGTTTTAATTCGTATCTACTATATTTATTTGCCATATCGTCTCATTTTTTTCTTATACCCTCCCATTCTTGCTAATGTACTTTCTTCCTCTTTCTTTTCTTTTTCCTTTTTAGGGGGTATTACTGGTTTATTTCTCTTGTTGAATTCAGTCATTAAAGAATTATAATCATCATCTCCAACATTGTATCCTGCAGCTATTAAGTCTTCGCTGTAAGCTTCTCTATTATATACACCTGTTTGACCTGAAATAGCTCTTGCCATCCTTTCTTGAGCGTCATATGCAAGCTTATCTTTACGCATAGATGCAATACCTTTAACAGCATTATCTACAGCCATTAAACGTCTGTCTTTAGTAGCCGCTTTAGCTGCCGCATTAAACTCATCTACAGTCATTTTATTTTTAGCATTTTCTATAGAAGCTCTTTGTTGAGATTGTGCGTTAGCTTGACTAGCATTTAATGCGTTACCAGCATTTGTTGCTCTTCTTTGTGCCTCTAAAGAAGCTTCTTGATTTGCAATTGCTGTGTTAGCTCTAGCCTCTTGAGCTTTAATTTTCATATCCGCATCTTGCTTTTTACTATAAGATGCCATTCTATTTATCATAGAAGCTGGACCGCCCCCAGAAGTTTCTATAAATCTATTTAACGCATTAGCGTCATTTGCATTTCTAGCTAATTGATCATTAAAATCTACTCGATCTAATCTAACTTTAGCCATTCTTTCTGGTATAATAGTTCCAGGTTTAACTAAATCCGCTTTATCCATATAATCAGGCTTTTCTAAAAATGCCATTGCTGCAGGTAAAAATTGTGCAGCATTAACTAAAGCTCCAGACCAATCTCTCTTTTTCTTTTTCTTTTCTGGATCAGTTGGGTCTGGATCATCTGGATCAGTTTCTGGAGTTTCTTCCGGATCTTCAGGAACCTCTTCTGGAGCATCTCCAGCTTTAAATCCTGTTCTAATAGTTTGCTCTCCAAATTTACTATCTTCTTGTATTTTGTTTTCTGGGTTTAACTTATTCCAAGCTTTTTGATATTTTAATACAAACGCAGGATCATTCATTTGGCTATAGTCTGTAATCCCCGCTAATTTTAATACTTCTGGATTAATATTTGACATCCACTCAGCTCCAAAGTCTTCATGTCCTGTAATATACTTTTGAAGCTCTGCATCATCCATATAGTATTGCATATCATTATGATTTACTCCTGGCTGGTATCCTGGAATATCTCCATAGTCAGACAAATAAACATCAGAAGCTACAGTTAAATTATCTTTCTTCTTTTTCTCTTCCATTTTATTTAAAGTAGAAGTATTTGATTTTTTGTCTTCTGACTCTGATTCACTGTCTGTAGCATTTGGATCAGGTCCTTTTTTATAAGACTCTGTTTCCGGATCCCAATAAAATCCTCTGTCAAGACGTTTTCTATGAAAATCTTTTTGCCTGTCAGTCATTTCTTTACCTTTAACTAAAGGGTATTGATCGTTATCTTCAAAAGTATTAGTTTCTCTATCTAATGTAGTATTAGTTTCTTCTTCTTTCTTTTTAACTTGATCTGCTATATCTTTATTTTCCATGATAGTTCTTGTAACATTGTTGACAGTATTATTATAGGTAGTAATACCTTGTGTTTGATCATCTATACCATCCATGTTTAAGTCTTGATAAAGAATTCTACCTGCTGAATCATAAACTGTTCCGTCTTGCTCAAAAGCTCCTTCTACTTTTAAAGCATCTTCTTTAGCTCCTCCTTTTTTATATCTTTGTCCACCAGTGCTAGCGATTTTACTTACATCTCTACCAGCTGCATGTTCTTGCATTCTAGCTAGCAAATCAATATCTTCTTGACTGCCTCCGTCTTGTAAAATCTTTTTATGATGATCAGCGTAAGACATTCCACCTTTCTTTAAATGGTCTGAGAAAAAATAATCTTTTCTTTGTCCACCATTTTTAGCGGATACAGTTACTTTGTCCATAGTTTCTCCATCTTCAACTTCAGTTTTATCATCTAAAAGAATACCACTCTTAGAACCCATTCCGGATTCGTCATGCTTATTCCCAATAAACTCTACAGCATCTGAATTTGGAATAGGAGATACTACTCCTCCTGGCACTGTCTCAGCCTGCTGTTCTTCTGCTGCTATATTAGAGAGTGATTCACCACCTGTATTATATCTCTCCATCTGGTCCATATATCCACCTGTTTGTCTATTCTGAACCGTCATAGCATTAGCTATTTTCTTAGCTTTAAATCCTTTAGCTATTTTAGTACCTCCCATAAAAGCCAAAGCATCATCTGCTTTACGTAATAAAGGCCCAACTCCTTTAGCTGCACCTGTAAGTATTTTACCAAAAGGAATTACTCCTACAGTGTTACCTGCGGCAGCTAGTATATTTTTTCCACTTGGCTCATTTTTAACATTTTTATAAGATTGTGCTAGCCTTAACGCAGAAGGTATTCCTGTCATTTCTGCTATAAGTTGAGTTGGAGCTCCATGAGTACTTCCTCCGGGAGCCATACTAAAATTTGTTATTTTATTAGCCGCTCTATTTAATTTAGCAGATATACTATCATCTGTTGCTGTAATAGTTCCTTTTGCTTTATCCAAATCTTCTTGAGAAATTACAGGCATATCTGGATGTCTAGGTATATTCATATGAGGCCCACCATGGTTATACCTACGTTTCATTTTAGCTCTTTGAGCTAATTTATCTAAAAGTCTAATGTTTTTCATATATAATTTTTTTAAGCGTAAGCATATCTAGGCATACCTCTATACCCTCCACGTCTTGCTGTTACATTTCTACCTAAGTCGTATCCAGAATAAGATTTTTGTTTAACTTCTCCTGCTCTTTTTCTTACCATCTGAGCTCCTAAATCCTCTCCAACTTCTTTGTTAAATGCTTTAATTTTTTCTGCTCTTTCATGCTTTAAGTTACTTGCTGCTTTCTTAGCTTTGGCTTGTCCGTAAAGTCCTTTTCCTAATCCATATAAACCACCTACAATTGCTCCTGCTACATTTCCTACACCTGGAACAACTGTTCCTAATGCAGCTGCAGTTGACATACCTGTACCTACACCAGATAAAATATCTCCAGTAACTTCTCCTGCGTTGTATTTAGTATCGTCATCATCTCCCCAAATCTTTTTAGCCGCATATCCAGCCCCTGAAGCAATTAAACCTATACCTGCCCCAGATGTAGCAAAGTCTTTTAGACCTTTTCCTATTGCAGATCCTTTAGCCATAGCTTGAGTACTTTTAGATGCTGCCATATATCCATCTTTACCCATAGTTGTAGACATTTCTACTAATGGTGTTTTTAACAGTGAAGTGGATTGTTTTATCTGATCTGCAGTTTTAAACCCGTCCAGAGTCATCTTTCCAGTTTTATAAGTATCAAGCATACTTTTAGTAGCATCAAGACTTTGTTTAGCTCCTTCAAAAGTTTTTTTCATTTTCCAGGCTTGTTCTCCCATCTTAAGTCTTTGACTTACATCAAAAGCAGTTTTTGCTTTATTAAACCCTTGAACCATGTCCATAGTTTTCTTAGCACTTCTAGTTCCTTGGTATATATTTCTTGCAGATTTTAAAGCACCTAAAGTACTTTGCTTATCTTTTTTAGCTTGTGTTGCAGCATCAAAATTTCCTTCTCCAAAAAGTCCTGCACCTTCTCCTAGAGTTAAAGCTTGGTTAGTCATTCCAACTACACCTTCAGATTGAGCGTCAGCTTCTTGCTTGGCTGCAGCAATTTTATCTGCGTCTTGTGCTTTTTCTGCATCAATTTCTTTAGCCATATCTTCTGTCTTAGTAATAGCTCCCTCTGTTTCTGCTTGTAGTGCCGCTTCTCTCTTAGCTTGAATTTCAGGATTATCTTCTTGGTACACAGTCATAGCAGTAGATCCTATACCCGCTGGAATTTGATTTTCAGCATACATACCTGCAGTAGCATATCTTTTCCTTCTTGTTACTTTTTTCTTATTTCTTTTATTTAGTTTTTTCATTTTATCTGTATAGTTTTTTTGCTCCTACTGCTGTAGAATGCAAATTTATTAAATTATTTGATATATTGTTATATATTAAGCGTATTCCTAACCATCTATCTATAAACTTCTTTCTTTGGAAAAAAGGTTTAACAGCTGGAGGTAGTATCATATACGCTGGTGTAGGAGTTTCTACCATACCTGCATAAGTAAACATTGGTATAGTGCTTGACGTAGTTAATGTCCCTGTACTTATTGCTCCTACAACATTTGGTGTTCCTGGAGTATAGTAAGCAGAAGCGTCAACCGCTAAGTCTGCTAAGTCTCTAAACTTATTTATATTCCACTGATTTCCTATTCTTCTTATATTTACTAAATACTCTATAGGACTAGACTCTTTATCTCCTGAAATTTGAAATGTGTTAAATACATAAAAACTTGTAAATCCTGCATCTAGTATAAGATTGTTATCATTATCATAGACATCAGCTACATATGAAATATTATGATACACAGAGTCTGCTTGTCTTAATTCATTGTGGATAGGCTCAAATTCAAAGTTATAGTAATTTCTATCTAAACTAAATTGCTCTTGATATAAAATTCCTTTTTCTCCTTCGTTATGTTTCCACACACCCGAATTACCGTAACTTGTAAATGGGTCGTCAGCACCAGATGACATGTTAACTCCTCCAGTACCAATAATACCATTTAAATGATTTGTGTATAAATCTGTAAAAGAATAAAAAGTTTTTGTAGTATTAAAATATCTATATGGAATATAGTCATGAAAACTTGACCATACAGCTAATTCTGGGAAATATGATATAGTCCATCCTGTAGGCGTAAAGTAATTAGTATCATCCCAAGCTAAAGGAACAACATCAAGACACGGCTGTCCAGGAAGAGCTAAACAAGGAATGTACATTGTGTACTGACATAAATTTTTATTCCAAGCAATTTTTCCTGGAGGAGTTGGGATTGTATTTGGCAAATTCCATCCTGTAAGAAAAGCAGCTGTAGGTTCTAAATCTCGTTTTGTTAGTATAATTCTTTTATATTTAGGATCATATATTGAAGTTAATCCTATCCCTATTGTTGGGTTATCCATAATCCCACACGGTGCAGCGCTAAACCCGCCGTAGCCTGATAACATCGTTCCTAAATTTTCTCTAAACCAAGCCTCCATTCCTACTTTACTAATTTCAACTAGCTTGTCTTGCATTAAGAAAACTTT